TTGGTCTTGTGTCATGAGTAGGTTGTATGACTTGGTGTCTTCTTCTATTTTGTTTGGTCTTGGCATGATTGTCCTCGTGGGGGTTTGCCCTGCAGGGTATACGCGATTATAGATACAGAAAAAGTATTCGTCAAGCGAAAAGATTTCTTGACAGGTTCTTGTGTAACCTGTACGTCTTATACCATGACTAATTGGATTCATAATTACGTGATAGATTTGCCACTGCAGCCAAACGGTAATATGCGGTTGGACTGTCCTGTGTGTTCAAGGAAGAACACGTTTAGTGTTACAGAGAAGAACGGACAACGACTATACAACTGTTTCCATGTTGACTGTAGAACGCGTGGTCGAACAGACTTGAGGCTAACAAAGGATAATGCTCACGAATCATTCTTACCCCGCAGGGTAAAGGCGGTAGACCAGAGCCTTGTCTTTGAAGAGCCTGATACGTTCGTCCCAATATCTCGTAGTGAGGAAGCCATTAGTTATATCAAGAGTGTCCATGCTCTGAACTCCTTTCGTGAAGGTCGGGTAGACCTGCGGTTCGACTTCAAACGTAATCGTGTGGTCTACCTGATTTTCGACGGACATAGGATTGTAGATGCAGTGGGCAGAAGTTTAACAAATGAGAAACCGAAGTGGTGGAGATATGGAAAGTCAGGTTATCCTTTCGTTTGCGGTGATGGACATGTCGGAATTATTGTTGAAGATTGCGCTAGTGCTTGCAGTGTTTCTAACAATTTTACGGGTATAGCATTACTTGGTACTAGTCTTCTAGACTCATACATACCAATCTTACGCAAATATAAAAGGCTTTACGTAGCACTTGATAAGGATGCTACAAAGAAGGCACTAGAAATTGTAATTAAATTACAGGATGTCGTAACGACAAAGATGATGATTTTAAATCAGGACTTAAAGGACATGAGAGATGAAACAAGAGAAAGAATACTCGCAGGTTACGATTGAGAAACAGGTATTAGGATACCTTCTTAATCACGAGTTCTATCAGAAGGTCAAGAACATAGTCACTAAGGACATGTTTACTGGTAGAGATATAACAATATTTGACGCAATAGCTTACGCACATAAGAAGTACGGACAGGACATGCATCCTCGTCAGATATCAGCAGTGATATATGACCGCAATCCTGCCATGCCAACAAGTGCAATAACAGAAATATACGAGGTGATAGACAGTCTGCCTATTGGTATGTCAAACGACATGCAGTTAGAGATGGATGTGGTCAAAAACTTCTGGGTTCGAGACAAGGCTAGGCAGATAGGCGAGAAAGCAATAGCTATCTTTACTGGTGAGTCAGAACACTTTGGCGAACTCAAGACGCTTATCGACATGGTTGAAGATGGTAGGATGTCAGACAAGACTACCTATACAGAGGTAACGACAGACTTCGCAGACTTGATAAAGGAGTCGGTATCTGACCCTGACTTTCCCTTCGAGTGGGACTTGATGAGTGATAAGCTAGCAGGCATGGACAGGGGTAACCTAGGCATTATCTTTGCTAGACCAGAGGTAGGCAAGACTACGTTCTGTGCTTTCCTTGCATCTAGCTACATCAGACAACGTAAGCGTGTTGTCTACTGGGCTAACGAAGAGCCTGCACATAAGATAAAGCTACGCATCATACAGTCGTTCTTTGCCAAGACTAATCAGCAGATGAGTGAGGAGATGTACACTCTGCATCCTGTTTACAAGGAGCAGATAGAACCGTTCCTTGTAATCATGGACTCTGTGGGTACATCGATGGAAGAGCTTGATAACTACGCTCAACTAAATGAACCTGACGTGATGTTCTGTGACCAGTTGGACAAGTTCAGAATAGGTGGAGAGTTCAACAGGGGTGACGAGCGTCTCAAGGAAACGTATGTTACTGCGCGTGAGATAGCCAAGCGTAACAAATTACTGCTCTGGTCTGTGTCACAGGCTAGTTATGATGCCCATGACCGTCAATTTGTTGACTATGCTATGCTTGATGGTTCGCGAACGGGCAAGGCAGGTGAAGCAGATGTCATCATTGGTATTGGCAAGACGGGTGGCTCTGATGAGGAGAACACTGCTAGACATATCTGTATATCAAAGAACAAGATAAATGGATGGCACGGCATGTTCACAAGTCATATTGATATCAACGCAGGAGTATACTACTGATGCTTATGAAGATATTAACTTTCTGGATGAACAAGGATGAGATGCAAGACCCTAGCATGGACAACGTACTGCGCTTTGCGATTATGTTTGTGTTTGCGTGTGGGGCATACGTAGTTATTATAGAGCTTTTGAAGAAGGGAGTTTGCTCATGTTGAAACTATACAGAATTATTATGGACAGTCAGAAGAACCCACTTAGTAACATACCTGATGTGAATACAAGGCATATGATAATGCAAGTCTTGGCTTGGATGTGGTGTATTATATTCAGTATGTATGTAGGTTCTATGCTTGTCTTTGGAATCAGTGCTATCATACACGCTCTGTTGCTTGCAGGTATCTTTGTTACTGTGGGTACGTTCGAGACTGCTAGACGCAGACCACAATACTTTGGTGGATTAGGCAGGGGACACGGGGGGGAGCATGACTAAGGTTCTTACTTTCGACGTGGAAACCACCCATAAGGAGAAACCCAACGGTTCTAGTACCCCTCTACCGTATTTTGGCAACATGCTTGTGGCGGTAGGTTACAAGTGGCTACATGAGGAAGACGTTATTTACGACTGTTACTATCACAGTACCGAACCACCGACCCCTGATGCGTTCGGCAGGTTTCAGTCTGCGTTAGACCATGCTGACATTGTGGTAGGACACAACATCAAGTTCGACCTATCATGGATACGTGAATCTAATTTTAAGTACGAGGGTAAAGTATATGATACGATGGTTTCGGAATATATTCTATCGAAAGCAAGACGTTGGTCTTTGTCGCTTGCTTCTGTTGCAGAGAAGTATGGTGGAGTGCAGAAGGAAGTCGACCTTATTTCCCCGTACTTCAAGGAAGGCAAAACTTTTTACGACATACCGTGGGACACGATAGTAGAATACGGTATTGCTGATGTATTGGCTACAGAACAGGTAGCCTTAGAACAACTCAAAGCCTTTGGCTCATCGTTTGAGGAGATATTTAATGAACCTGTTACCCACACTTCGCTTGTCATTTGAGATGACGGATGTTCTGGCTCACATAGAGCAGAACGGTATCAAGATAAACACAGACACACTTATGCAGATTAAGGAAGAGTATGAGCAGGAGATGTTCGTCCTTGAACGTAGGCTCAACGAACTTGCACGGAACGCTATGGGAGACACACCCATCAATCTAGATAGTCCTGACGACAGGTCTATGCTCCTCTACTCGTGTAGGGTGAAGGACAAGAAACAATGGGCAGTTCTGTTTAACCTTGGTCACGAGATACGGGGTGCAACTAAAAAGCCCAAGCTACGTAAGCGCATGACACGCACAGAGTTTAAGCACCATGTGATACGACACACAGATGTAGTATACAAGACTGAAGGCTCACAGTGTCCTGCCTGTAGAGGTACAGGACGGTACAAGGCAGTGCGTAAGGACGGAACGTTAGGCAAGGCAGTCAGGATATGTAAACTGTGTGAGGGTAAGGGTGTTAGATATAAGAATCTCAACGAGGTTGCAGGTTTCAAAGTGTTACCACGAGACGTGTTCGATACTGCGTCTGGTGGATTCAAGACTGACAAGACCACACTAGAGGACTTATCCTTGACTCTGCGTGGTGAAGCGCAGGAGTTTGCACAGAGCTACATACGGTACTCTGCCCTGCGAACCTATCTGCGTTCATTTGTAGAGGGTATGTTCAACAATGTGGACGACAAGGGGTTTATCCACACAGAGTATATGCAGTGCATCACTGCTACTGGCAGACTGTCTAGCCGTAACCCTAACTTCCAGAATATGCCACGGGGTTCGACGTTCGCTATCCGCAAAGCGATAGAGAGTAGGTTCGAGGGCGGGTCTATTTTAGAGGGTGATTACGCGCAGTTGGAGTTCAGAGTAGCAGGATATCTAGCTAATGATGACAACATAAAACTGGATGTAGAGGCAGGCACGGACGTACATAGTTATACTGCAAGTATCATTGGCTGCACCCGTCAAGAGGCAAAAGCCCATACTTTCAAACCCTTATACGGTGGAGTTAGCGGAACGGATAGCCAACAGAGATACTACAGAGCATTCAAGGAAAAGTATAAGGGTGTTACTGAGTGGCACAAACAACTACAGAGGGACGCAGTTACAAGGAAGGAAGTTACACTACCGTCAGGTAGAGTGTATGCATTTCCTGATAGTAAGTGGACAGACTGGGGTACTGCTACCAATCGCACCGCTATCTGTAATTATCCTGTACAGGGGTTTGCTACTGCTGACCTGCTACCAATAGCCCTAGTCAAACTTTATCACGATATGAAAAAACGAGACATGAAGTCAGTCATCTGCAACACAGTTCACGACTCTATAGTTATTGACGTGTATCCCTGTGAAGAAGAGGAATGCATTGATGTTATGGCTGAAGCTATGTTGTCCCTACCACAGGAGACGTTACGTCGTTTTGGTAGGCAATATGATATGCCAATAGGCATTGAACTGAAGATGGGTAGTAACTGGCTTGACTTGCAACCCGTCTTGGAAGTATAATAATTTTACCGTAACAACCCAAGGAGAATAGAAATGGGTACACAAATAGAAACCATAAATGAATTTGATGTGAATGTGGGGGACGATAAGGCTAGCCTGATTGCCATGTTAGGGCAGGATGGGCTAGCCGAATCGAAGAGTGACGCTCTTGCATCTCTCAGGATAAACTATGATGCTGATACTGAGGACGGACACACACTCAAACGTGGCTCGTGGAAAGTATATAACGGCTCAGAGATGGTTTACTCTGATTCAGCCTTTATAGTACCAATGATGCGAACGTATGAGTATTCGGTGTTCGATACAGAGGAACAGACTTTTTCCTGTAAGTCGGTGCAACGCAAGAAGATGTCGGATGCGTTTCCTGACAAGAGTGGAACGATGAAGTGTGGTCGAATATCACGGACGGAAGAAGAAGCCTTGCAAGAGGATGACCCAAAGTTATTGTTGAGTAAGTCAGTGACGTGTAATGTCATTCTTTATGGTAAGGTAGACATGCCTGATGGCAAGACTGCATCTGGTGAAAAGTGTTCCGTAAAAGATTTGCCGTTTATTGCTTACTTCAAACGTTCAGGATTTAGACCAATCAACGACTTTATAAATAATAAGCTAGGAAACAAGATACCGTTACCTACAGCTTATATAGAGTTGAAGACTAAACGGATGTCGAATGGTGGTGTGACTTATTGGATACCACAACCTGAACTGGTAAAAGAGATACCGTTTACTGTAGAGTCGAAAGAACTGCTACAAAGTTTCCATGATGGAGTTTCTGCATCAAACCAGAAAATCCTAGAGGAGCATAGGGATGCTCTCAAGATGGTAGCTTCAGATGAGGACGTAGATTTAGCTGAACGCTTTGGCTAATGCTTGCCCTGTTTGAAGTACAGGACTTTTTAAAACGCGCAGGACGAGGGGAGATAGACTCTTCTCGTCTTGAACATTTAATAGAACAGTTTGGGGAAGACTGTAAAGAGTCACTAAGAAAACAATTATCGCGAGATGAAGGCTACCGAATACGTATGTCAGGTCTTGGTCGCCCGTTGTGTCAACAGAAACTTGAGCAACAGGGTAACAAGCAGGACATAGGGTACAACGACATCATGCGTTTCCTGATAGGCGACCTAGTTGAAGCGGTTGCCGTTTTTGTTTTGAAGTCAGCCGAAGTCAAAGTTGTGGATACTCAACGAGCTTGTGAACTCGACATAGACGGAACGACAGTTAAGGGTACTCTCGACCTAATTATGAATGATGGTAAGGACAAGGTCTGGGACATCAAGTCCACAAGTCCTTGGTCATACGACAACAAGTTTGCCACGCGTGGTGGCTACGATGTCATAAAAGAGGACGACCCCTTCGGATATATTATGCAAGGTTTCTTGTACGCAGAAGCGCAGGGTATTCCGTTTGGTGGTTGGATAGCTATAAATAAATCTTCAGGAGAGTGGGCATTCGTCGAAGCACCCGACGACCAAGAGGAAGAAAGAAAAGAGTACATTGCTGACGCTAAGAGACGCGTACGGAGCTTGTTAGAAGATAAAGGGTTCAAGATACCCTTCACACCAGAAGACGAGACGTACACCGTCTCAAAACAGAAAGTAAAGACGGGCAACAAGATAATGCCTAAGACGTGTACCTTCTGTTCATTTAAGAGTATATGTTGGAAGAAAGCAGAGTATCTGCCTAAAGCAACTTCCAAAGCTAAATTTCCACCAATGGTATGGTACACAAAAGTTGAAACAAGGAAAGTATAATGCCTGTATTCTACACAGAGACGTACCCTCTCAAGGCTATGCACCTCAACCCTCAATTGATGTGTGTCTTTGTAGAGAGTCACGAGGCTAGGGGTGGCGACCCTGCTACCGTACAGGTTCGAGAATCACAGAGGTCACTGCCACTGACACTCAAGAATAATTTTTCTTCTACAGGGTATCTTGTGTCTGATACAGAGGCTAGAGATATTATTAAGATAGAAAATGAAGCACAATGTATTATGTATCACCTTAGAATGGGAGTAACTATATGCCTTCCGACGTTGCGGTTAAACGACGAGCTAAACTATTTAGAAAAACATACCCCAAAAGTAGAACAATATCTCTTAAAAAGGCTGAACATAATGAAACAGGGATATCCGTTGCAAGAATAATGAGAAATACAAAATACAGGTCTATGTTTGAGATAGGTGTAGCGAAATACTTATCACAAAGAAAAATTAAATTTGAGTATGAAAAAAAGAAACTTTCCTACATACCAAAGCCACGAGTGTACACACCCGACTTCTATCTTGTAAATCAAGATATATACGTAGAAACAAAGGGGCGTTTTGATAAGGGTGATAGAGTAAAGATGTTGCTTGTGAAACAACAACACCCTGACTTAGATATCCGTATAGTTTTCTTAAATGCCAAAAATAAAATTTACAAGGGCAGTAGTACGACGTATGGCATGTGGGCTACAAAGAATGGGTTCGAGTGGGCAGAGGGTGCTATACCAGAGGAGTGGTTCAAATGACAGATGACATAGATAGACAATTAGAGGTTGCAAGTTTGCTTAGTGGACGTTACTATCTTATTCTCAACAATAATGATTCGGATAGTTTTTCTATGTCTGCATACGACACAAATATAAGAGATAAGAACAATGAGATACCTGCGGGTATGATTATACTTTCAGGACTTATAGAACTTATGGAGAATAACTTCGAGACTATATGGGACGCAGGGGTAACTAGAACTAAGTTCTTGGCTGCAGTCGAAAACATACAGGTAGAGTTAGACGATGATGAAGTCGATGAAGCCGTAGATAAAGTGCTATCTAAAACTGGTAATATAATTAAAGTAGACTTTGGTAAGGAACAATGAATAGACAATTACAATATGAAAAACACGAGGATTATATGAAGAGAAGACAGCTAAACCTTGAGCTACAAGCAAACGCACAGTCTGACGTTATTAAGAATCCTAAACACTATGAACAGTATGAGTTCGAGCCTGTATCATTCATAATGAAGAACGAGTTGTCCTTCTGGATGGGCAATGTCATAAAGTATATCATGCGTGCAGGAACAAAAGAAAACACGGATGAGATACAAGATTTGAAGAAAGCAATAAGATATATAGAAATGCGTATTAATCAACTGGAAGGAAGAGAACCCAATGAATAACATGTTACCCACAACGTATCAGCAGTTTATACATAAGTCCCGCTATGCTCGTTGGCTAGAGTCTAGTCAGCGTAGAGAGAACTGGAGCGAAACAGTAGAACGTTACGTCGAGTTTATGGATGGACACACAAGCACAAAACACAACTTCACGTTGCCTCAGAAGGACAGGAACGATATACTAGAAGGTATTCTTAATTTAGATGTCATGCCTTCTATGAGGGCTATGATGACGGCAGGGACAGCGTTAGCTCGTGATAACATTTGTGGATATAATTGTTCTTATATTCCTGTTGATAGTCCTCGTGCTTTTGATGAGTGTTGCTATATACTTATGTGTGGAACAGGAGTAGGCTTCAGCGTAGAGCGCGAGAACGTAGATAAACTACCAGTGATAAGCGACACATTCAGTAATTCGTACACTGTGATACAGGTAGCAGATAGTAAACCCGGATGGGCAAAAGCCTTGAAGGAACTCATTGCGTTACTCTATGCAGGAGAAGTTCCTGTGTGGGATACGTCTGAGGTTAGAGAAGCAGGCTCTCGCCTGAAGATTATGGGCGGTAGAGCATCAGGACCTCAGCCACTAGAAGACCTGTTCAGGTTCTGTGTAGAGGTGTTCAGCAAGGCTAGAGGCAGAAAGTTGTACCCTATCGAATGTCACGACATCATGTGTAAGATAGGTGAGGTTGTCGTTGTCGGTGGTGTACGCAGGTCAGCCTTGATTAGTTTGTCGAACTTGAATGATGACCAGATGGCTCATGCTAAGAGTGGTCAGTGGTGGGACAACGAACCACAACGCGCTCTAGCTAACAACAGTGTGGCATACAAGGGCAAGCCAGAGATAGGGACATTCATGCGTGAGTGGTTAGCCCTATATGATAGTAAGTCTGGTGAGCGTGGTATCTTCAATCGTGATGCAGCCGACAAACAAGTTGCGAAGAATGGCAGACGTGAGACAGGACACATGTGGGGTACTAACCCATGCTCAGAGATTATTCTGCGTCCTTATCAGTTCTGTAACCTTAGTGAGGTGGTCGTACGTGAGAATGATGACCTACAGAGCTTGAAGCGTAAGGTTCGTCTGGCAACAATATTAGGCACACTACAGTCAACACTAACTGATTTTAAATACTTGAGGAAGATATGGAAGGACAACACAGAAGAAGAACGATTGTTGGGAGTATCCTTAACCGGTATTATGGACCACTCCGTCTTATCAAAGAACGTAGACAGCGCAAAGTGGCTACAGGAGATGAAAGAAGAAGCAGTCCGTACAAACAAAGAGTATGCCCAGATGCTTGGAATCCCACAGAGCGTTGCCATTACTTGTGTAAAGCCGTCGGGTACTGTGTCTCAACTAGTGGACGCGGCTAGTGGTATCCACGCTAGACATAACGATTACTATATACGCACAGTGCGTGGGGATAACAAAGACCCGCTCACTCAGTTCTTAATGAAGCAGGGTGTTCCTGCCGAACCTGATGTGATGAAACCTAATTCTGTGACTGTGTTCAGCTTTGCTATGAAGTCACCACGCGGAGCAGTAACTCGTACTCAGCTCACAGCAATAGAACAGTTAGAGCTATGGAAGACGTACGCTCTACACTGGTGCGAACACAAGCCTAGTGTGACTATTACAGTGAAGGAACACGAGTGGATGGAAGTAGGTGCGTGGGTGTATGAAAACTTCGATGTTGCATCAGGTGTGTCGTTCCTGCCACACTCTGACCATACATATCAGCAAGCTCCCTATCAGGATATAAACTCTGAGGAGTACGAGAAGTGGCAAGTAGCCCATAAAGATATCAAGATTGATTGGGAGAAACTTACTGACTTTGAGAAAGAGGATAACACCTCAGGTTCTCGTGAGTTAGCCTGTACTGCAGGAGTATGTGAAGTCGTGGACTTGAACGCAGGATGATTATAGATTATACTCCAAACTGGTGGGAAGTAGGTATGATTACAGCTATTAGTATCAATACTGTAATCAACCTCATAGTTTTCTTCAAACATAGATTTAGAGGTAAAGATGGAAAGTGAAGATAAGATATCAGTAGACGGAAAAGAGTATCTCGTTGATTCTTTGACAGACCAACAGAAATATTTTCTTCTTCATGCTAGACTATTGGAAAAGAAAGTAAATGATGCTAGCATAGAATTAGCACAATTACGGATGGCTAAGAGTGCATTTGCAGATAAACTCGTGGCAGAGTTGAGGGAGAAGGACAATGAGTCTACAACCGACAGTAAGCAACAGGAAGAAGTTTGATATAGACTTGTGTTACGGCAAGGTTCGAGAGAAGCGTGTCGCTAACATGTTGCAGGACAAGAAGATAGAAGTGAAGTCAGAGCGTGACATGTGGGCGCGTACTGGTAACATAGCTATTGAATATGAGTCCTATGGTAAACCCTCTGGTATATCAGCCACGGAATCAGATTACTGGTTTCATAACCTTTGTATAGGTGATGATACGTTCGCAACGCTAGTGTTCGATGTCCCGTCACTAAAACGTATCATAGATAACCTAGACGAAAAACGCACCGTGTCGGGTGGGGACAACGGTGCGTCTAAAATGTATCTTGTCAGTCTGCAGAAGTTGTTCTCTTCAGACGTTATAAAGGCTTACAAGAATGCCGAAAAAACCTAAAGCAGAACTGTTTACTTTTACCTGTAAACTAAATACAGATGGAAACGTAGAGCTAGAGTATAGTGCGGTTAATCCCGACGATTTTGCTAGGACAATGGAAAACAAGTTCCCTCAGTATGAAGGAACGTTTAAAGTGTCATCATTGATACGGTTTCTGAAGGAAACTGCAGATGATATTTTTAGCAAATCAGGAAGATATATATAATGTTTACAACATTTATTATGGCATGTGCCATGCTCCAAGCCTCAGACGTAAAGTGTACTGAGTGGCGGGACGCTTTCGGACCTTATTCAGAATACTCCCAGTGTGTAGATAGAGCTTACGAAATGATGGAAAGCATAGATATGTACCTAGCAGTCCCATCAGGCATACCACATACGTACGGATTTAAGTGTGTGCAAACAGGAAGTATCTAGGACTTCTTCTTCATGCTACCACCGTAGCGCATCTTCTTCATCATGCCACCGCCCATCATATTCTGCATACCCATGCCCCTCTGTGTGCGTGGTTGCATAGGTGCTGACATACCACCCATTGCCATTGGCTTACGTACAGACGAACCATAAGCGTAAGTCTTCATCATCTTACCACCCATGCCCATCTTCTTCATTTCGCCACCGTGACCCATTTTTGGTTTCATCATACCGCCACCTGCCATTTTCTTAGCTCCTTTTTTGTTTCTTAGCATAGCAAAATCTTCTTTACCAATTTTGCCATCCTTGTTTGCATCTAATTTAGTTTGATTACCTTTTAGATTACCCTTCATCTTCTTCTTCTTCCTCTTCTAAATATAATTTAAAATAATCTTTTACTACTTCTTCTTGTCCATATCTAGACACGTTATCTACAAGAAATCCTTTTATTAATGTATCGAACGTGTTTAAGTCAGCATCCGTAACAAGTTTAGGATACTTAAGTAATTTAACAATAATTCCTGCAGCATCTTCACTTTGTAATGCTAGCAACAAAGAGTCCTGATTCATTTTATTTAGGATTCTAATAGTTGCTTCTGTTCCTACATATAGAGGACTAACCATACCTCTGGCTATGTTGTAAGCTCTACTCAAAGCTTCATTAGCACTGATTCCTTTTGAAGAAGCAAACACTTGCCCTGCTAAATTGTTTATCTCTCGTTCTGCTAAATAGTCTACTATTTGTGTAAACTGTTCTATATGTTTCTGAGGTAAAACCTTTTCTAAATTTATCAGAACATCCTCATTATAAAGTTCTTGTCTTAAAGCATTTATATTAGCAAATGTCGAAACTCTTATACTTTCTCCGTTCAACCCTTTTACAGGTTTCACTTGATATTCTTCTAAAAACTCATCTACTTCTTTTACTATCTCTTCTGCACTAGCAGGACTATATGAAGTTCCTTCAGTAAGTGAACCTACAGGAGCTTGTATTTTTCTAGTTCTACTGGTTGATGAGAACTGTCCTTTCTGTAGCAGACTCTGGTATGTCATAGAAATAACAGCATTATCAAACATAGTCTGTATTTCATTTAGAGGGGTGTCTTTATTCTCAGGGATGCTTTTCATAACGTTTATGAATTTAGAACGTAATTCATCTATATCATATGTCCCTGAGATATACTTATCATAAAAATCCATAGGACTGTTGGTATTAGCAAGAATATTTAATTCTGCATTTACGGCTTCCTGTTTCTTATTCATTGTCTTCAGGTCAGCTTCTTTAGCACTAATTAAATCTTCCAACTCTCTTACGAGTTTTACCCCCTCGTCATATAACTCGCCACCCCTTACGATTTCTTCAGCAATGTCATTCTCTTCAAGTATTAGTTCTTCAGGGTCAAACACACGGTACGGAACTTTAGCTCCTATGCGACGTTCAGGAGTCCCTACATCTACATCGTCGATAACAGTTATTACAAATCTTTCCTGTAAATCTTGTAGTTCATCTGTTACGGATTGTACAAAATTCAAACTTCTAGGGTCGCCAATTCTGTTACCTACTGTAGGTCTTTTCTTTAAAAACTCCGATGCCCACGCATCGTAGACAGTAGCTTCTATTGCTTCCTTCATAAGAGTGACTGCTAATTGTCCTTTGGGTTCTCTTAAATCTATTTGTATCTCACCATTAACAGTTGGATGACCAAACAGGGTGCTTAATTCACCAAGTTTTGTAGTTATTAAATTTAGTTCTGTTTCTCTTCCTGCGCCCCCGCCCATTATTTTAGTGATTGATTTTCCTATTTCTGAGACAACTTCATAGGGAGCATCCTTAGGATTGCTGTACAGATGAGCATATGCACCCTCATCGTAACTCTTCTTAACACCCTCATCTGAGTTTAAAATCCGTGCTAACGGACTGCCCTGACGCATGGGGTCGTTTAGCTGTCCGTAATAATCTCTAGTATCTTCTAAAAATTCGTAACCCTCAGGGTCACTATCTTCCATAACTTTATTTATTACTTTTTCAAATTCAAAATATTCTCTTGCCACTGCACGATTTGATGTTTTTCTACCGTAATCCCTAAAAGCTTTTCTAAACTCTTCAGCTTCTTCTATATTTGCATTCCTAAATATATTATAACCGCTCTTATGTAATAGAAGACCAAAAGATGTAGGGTCTGTATCATATAACTCAGTTAGCTCTTCTACATCGATACCCTGAGTTCCTAACTGTTGAAGCATGGCATCAAATTCTCCGGGTTCTAACTTATTTATCCCTCTCTGAACCATTCTTTCAAACATTTTTCTTGATTTTCTACCGAGGTATCCACTAAAGAAAGTAGATTTAGAACCAAAGAAAGCACCTATGTCCTTATCAGTTTCTTCAGCTAATTCTAACATGTAATCCACTGTTCCTGACAAATCTATTAAGGGTCTTTGGTCGCTAGTATCCGCTACGAATTTTCTAAACCCATCATACGCGGCATCCATTTCTTCTACTAAAGCGTTGTTTCTGTGGAAAACAACAGCCTCTAAAGCACTTGCAGTATATTTACTGTGTAAAGCTTTATTATTACGTACTGTCTTTATAAATTGAAATCTACGTAAAAGTGCCTTCTCAATTTCCTGAGTTGCTTGTCTTTGTATCGCAATATCTACAGCTACTTTTTCAAAATCAAATACAGTCTGAGATTCTGCTCCTGTGCGTTTTGACAAATATTGTTTTGCAGATGTATAGTTTTCAAAAAATGAATCATCAAGTTTAACAGTAGGGTCTTCTACCACACTACGCATCATTCCTGTTAAGTTTTCTCTTAGTTTGTTATATTCTACATCAAGCATGTTTTGTGCTTCAATCATGCCTTTTCTAGTATTCTGTAATAACTCTCTAGATGCGGCTAAACTTCTAGGATTACCAAACTTCATTGCGTGTTCTTCAAATTTTTTAAAAAGAGCCTCTGTTCTACCTAACTTACGTTGGGCTTGCCTATGAGATTCTATCATAGACTGTATGCCCCCCTTCTTATGTAATTTTAAGTCAGCGTTTCTTGTTGCGCTTTGATATGCCGCCATAGCCTGTGGCAGTCCTATTGTTTCGGCAAATGATTCAGAGAGCATTGCTCTTGCTGCTTCTCTCTCAGCACCTCTTTTAAACATACTCAAAAGTTGTTCTTGAATTATATCCTGTTCATTTAACCTGTTTAACAATATGTCCCTGTCTTCAGGTTTCATCTTATCAATTTGCCTAAAAGCCATTGCAACTTTACGTTTCTCAGCATACGGCATCCTTTGTCCCATGCGAGGCATATAATATAATCTTTCATAATCAGAAACAGTAGTATCGGCTTGAGTCAGTTTAGCCATTAAAGGACTAAGCAGGTTTTCTCTTGCACCTCTAAATCCCGGAACAAAGGTGTCTGATAATTTAGCCGCTCCCGACGCAGTGCCTCTCCTAGCAACACCCACTAAACCAAATAGAGGATTAGTAATTGCAGTCCTTCCTCCAGTTACTTCAAGACCTATTCCACCAAGCACACCGAATATTTCTGCAGTGTCTGCGTCCATTCCAAACATCCCATCAAGCATGTTTCTTGCTGCAACTCCTGTAGTTGCTATGGTAATCTCTCCAGCTATCACGTCTCTAAAGTAAGGACTTATTACATTAGCAGTATAGCTTCTGCGAACACTTCTTCTAAGATTTATAATTTTACTTTCTAAACGTTGGTAGTCTAAACTTTCTCTTCCACTTGTCTTAGCAAGTTCGTCAAGTTGAAGAACTAAGCGGTCTGCCTCTTCAGTAGCCGCTTTTCTTTGAGTCTGCAAACCTAAATTAAAATCTCCTAACTTTAAAAGCTCAGTGCGAAATCTGTCTTTCTTCCTATCTCTCATCAACTCTTTTCTTATCATTTCTACTGGTTGATTGATAGATATATTTTTTGCTTTAGCCTGTCTCAGTAATCTTTTGACTTCTTCTATAGACCTTTTATTTCTACTTTTAGCAAATGCTCCGCCAAATGCTAGCCCTTCAGCAACTAACACAGCAACTTGCGGTACTAAACCAAGTTGATTCATAGCTTCACTAATAGCAGTGTATGCTACGTCTGCAGATATAAGTTCTCTGTCTACTTTACTTCCGTCTATTCCTATTTGTGATATTAAATCTTCATATATTGCTTTATTTATAGTAGGGTCTTTTGAAAAAACATTATTTTCAAAATCAGATTTTGCCCTATCCTTTATTCTATTTTGTAGGGTAATTACTGCAGTAGAATCAATTCCTGCAAATTTAAATATATTTGCAACGGATTCCATTGTAGCTTCCTGTGTAGCTTGTCTTTCTGGTTGTAATTCTGTCCAAGCATCACTAAAAGGTATTCCTAATTTTCTTGACCTTGCAATCGCGTTAGTTAAACCCACTCCAGCATTTGCCACGTACCCCGGAAGATTTAACAATCCTCTAGCAGATTCAGTCATACGAGTTGCGAGTACATCTCCCATTCTACCTGTGCTAAACTCATCCACAAAAAATTGAGCTACGTAAGTATCTATGTCTTTTCTACCTGTGCTTATTTTTGGTGCTATGGCATCATACAGAGCTTTTCTACCCTCTGCATATATTCGTGCATTGTCTTGAAAATCAGCATTAACGTGGTCTACAGATATATCACCCTTTACATTCGTAAATGCAATCTCAGGCGCATCAGGAATGCGACCAGCTTCCTGTCTTTTTATAAACGCATTGTGAGTAGCTATTCTAGCCACAAGCTTACTTTTAGCTCCACCAACGTTATTCTTAATTCTATCCAGTTGCTGTTGTCTAATATTAGGAACACCCGGGTGTAATTTTGAGTCTTGCCCTCTAGCACTCTTAAAAGAAATTGTATTACCCGCCTGTAGTTCTTCTAACACTTTCTCTAGTGTTAAGTCTGGTGTGGGTTGTATAGATTGTGTAACTTCTTCTGTTATGTCCTTTTCTGGTACAGATATAAAAGGAGCTTGTGTGCTTAACTGAACCTCACGACTAGTTAAGTTCGCTTTAGGTTGTGGTTCTGTTATAACAGGATTTTGTATTTCTTCAGCCATGTCTGTCAATCACTCTCATCTACTAGCTGTCATCATCAGGGTCGACAAATGAAAAACTAGGATTAACCATAGTGTTACCGGGATTATTTGGGTCAGGATAGTTAAATATATTATCTATTTCATCTGATGTCATTTGTTTATTATCAAGATAATAATTGCCATCCTTATTGTTGAAATAGACTGGTCTACTAACACCATCCGTACCCCTGAAACTTCCTACAAGTTCTCCAAAATTTGCTGTTGTTTGTGCCGTTGCTTGTTGCGTTGCTCGATTTTGTCTTCTTAAAACTCTTCGTCTATTAATAATTTTCTTCCGTAAATCTATAGCATCTAAAAACCTTAAATCCTCAGAAGTTATACTTGACTTAGTCATAAGGTTTCGGATGTCAGTAAATTCTTTATCACGGTTTTCAAATTCTTCTATAATCATATTTATCTTATCAACAGCGGCATCTGTGGATACAAATATTCCTTCACCACCTAATCTTCTTAACTGTATTGCAAAGTCTTGGTCAGATAATCTTCCTGAGGGGTCAACAGCACGAGCCATCTTTGCGGCTAGGGTTAAACGTAAAGCATCTATTTCATTAAGAGTTTGCAGTCTTCTTTTTCCAAGAATTTCTTCTGCTTTTTCATATAGAGTATTTGTAGTAGTACCATCCTCAACGACTAAATTTTCTTGAAATAAATCAAACGTACCGTTTGTATTGTCTCCTGTAAATACACTACCTAGCTGAGTTATTTGTGACGCAAATCCTGCAAAAAGTTTCATGCCGAATGCAGTTAATCCTTCTGCGCCTGCTATGGCTGTCTTATCACGCAGGCTGTATAGCATCGTCAGGGCTTCTTGGTTTGCTTGGTCTTGTTCAAAAAACTCTGCAGGTTTATGACCTCTGGTTTCAGCCACTTCTCTACCTGTCATACTTTTAGCAATCGTAGGTAAGCTATCCTTATATATAGCAAATTCGCTAGGGGGTATTAGGGTAAATAAAGCTCTTTGTATAGCTCCTATATCTTCATCGCTGTAGTCAAGTCTCTCTGTTCCTTTTCCTATTGAGTTTATAACTCTCATAATTGCATTAAGTTTTTGAGGTCCGATAGCCCCTTCTAAGTTTATAAACTCTTCTGCTTGAACATTCGCTAACTTACTACCATCTATCAAAGCATTTAACTTATCAGGGTCACTTAACAATGTCATGTCGGTTTTATTTGCATCCTTACCGTATGTTAGATTATCAACATTAACAAAGACATCCCTTGGCCCCATACCGTATATATTTCCTAGAGCAGTTATAGCCTCAACAGAAGAACCTTGTTTTGTAAATTCACTAATAGGAGCATGAAAACCTCTAACTCCTCCTTCATCCCCTTCTATCCTTTCCATAGGTATGAAAAATCTCATTTCATCAGCATTTTCTGACGCATCAGCCACATACTCTGGAGCTACATTATATTTAGATTTTGGAATGATACCTAATGTTTTAGCAAAATCTCCAAACTCTATAAAATTTTCTGTATAATCGTGATATGAGTCGCCAACAAACAATCCGTTCTTATCGTAACTATTATGTTTATAAAATAATAAATTATAATTTTTGTAAGCGTTGTTCACCTCATCAGTCAATGCACCCTTAAATGATGGATTAGATTCTATCTCTGACAGCACTGCACCTCTATTGTCTCTTAAATATCTGTTAAACTGCATCATAGTGTTAGTGCCTTTTCCAAAGTCACTAAAATCAAAAGTAAATGGTAGCTTGTACTCACCAGCAATAATTGTTACATCTTCGTCTTCTTCATCCTCTATTTTATTACTAAATGAATATATATCAGATTGCGGTAATCCTGAGACACTTAGCTCATTTAATTGGGATAATGCGGATGCGTTTTCGCCCGTTAAAAATCCTTTTGTGTGTAAATCGGCTATAAGCGTTCCACTTAACTTTTTATTCTCAGCATCTCTTTCTCTTTGAGCTACTCTAGCATCGTTCTTTTCACGAGCTATTGTCATAGATTCTTGAAACATGCCCGTCATAAATGGTACAACATTAAACATCAGTGTTCTCTTTTCTAGACATATTTATAAAATTATCTTCAGAAGGTTTTACTCTATTGCCCTCTCTAATAGCTGTATTCACTCCCTCTCGTAGCATGGTAAACATACGAGGGTTGTTCTGCTTCATCATTTTTAAGAAGGTTGCATCGTCCATACGTCCCTCGTCCAAAACGTTATCGTTTTCAAACATACGATAGGGAACATTATTTTGTTCTGCCATGTCTGCTATCATTATAGCTATCGGGCCTTTAACAAGCAAGCCCACATCAGGTGTAAACTTACCGTCTCTAAATCCTTGAAATAGTATACCCTCGACTAACGTCTCTATGGAAACTCCAACCATAAGAAGTTTAAACATCTCTTCTTGAGGTTCTGGTTTCATCAATCCATCTAACAGCGTGTCGAATACTCTGTCAGGGTTTACAGACTGTGGTGGTTTACCCCAAGGCCACTTGCTGTTATCATCTGTGAGCGAGTGTCCGGGGGGAGCGGCACTAAACACATCAAAGTTTTGTTCTGCCACAATGCTCTCCTATGTTATGGTTGTTTTTGTTGTTTTGGTTCTTAGGTTGGTACTTCCCGTAGATGATACTCTTCCTCTGCGTGAGGTACTCCCGACACGTAAAACAAATGGAGCTACCATCCTAGCAAAGTTAGAGTCAAAATTTTGACCATTAAACCTTCTTAGTGTAGCTTCTTTAAATGCTGGATTACTAGGGGTAAATCCTCTACTCCTAGACATCCCTGAAGGGGTAGGCGTAAAGCTACTAGGTTGAGATACTGCGGCATATGTTTCTGCAAAAGTAGGACTTCTACTACCCTGTCTGTTTTCCTGCTCTGCTACTGTCATATCACGGTAGGCATCAAAACCTTTCCTAGCAAGAGGTTTTATAAAATCTAAAAATCCCCCACTTCGTTCGCCAGTATAATACGCCCCCGTGTCTTCTATTTCTCTATCTGACATCGTGGTTCGCTTGCCTAAGAACAAGTCTGCCGCGTTTTCAAGCGTTGCATCTAACGCCTTTTTTAATAAAAAATCTATCATCAATCATCCCCAAACAAAAGTTTATCAAAAAATCTAGTAAACCACTGCCCCGCTTGTTTTGACATGTCGTCTTTCTGTTGTTTAGTGTACATTTGTTGTGAGTTTGCAAAGTTAAGGGCTATCACTCCAAGGTCATGTTCTCTATTTAATTGATTCTCGTTTTTCTGAAAGTTCCAAGAAGCGTTATCTCTGTAATTCTGCCACAAATAACTTAATGCTGTTTGTGTTGCATTGTAAAAATTTTGAACATCTATTCTATTATTCTCATTCTGATTAGCAGTGTTAATAGTATTTACTTCACGTCTCCATACCGCGTTACTCTGTTCTATTGCGAAGCTAGCGGTAGCATTAAATTTATCCCGCGCATCTTGAAGCGTAGTGTTGTACTGTGCCATAGAGTTTTGTTCAGATACATTAAACTGCTCCATAGAAGCTACTCTGTTAGCTGTTGCAGTTTCAATCTGAGAGCCTAACTCAGCAAAAAATTCTTCTACTTGTAATTCATTCTTAGCATTAAATTGTAATCTAGCATTTTCTTGTTTTGAATCTTGTAATAGTCCACCCAACAATCCTTGATATGTTAACGAATTACTCTTCTGTTGATTATCTAAGTTTTTCATGTCAATAGACAAGAAGGCTTGTGCGTTTGTTACAGCCGCTTGAAGTCGTGCGTTTAAATTAGTTCTGTCCATAGCCGCGTATGTTGCGGCATTCTGTAAGGCTGTTTGTTGTCTGTTGTTTAAATTTTGTAATTGTATGGCAGAGTATTTATTAGCATCTGCGGCCGCTATCTGTACACCAGATTCCATAAGGGCTTGCGTAATTGCAGAAGATGCCATGCTAGATGCTCCTAAACCTCTAGCCTGCATTATTGCGTTTATCTTACGAACTTGTGGAGATGCCCACGGGGGCATAGGTTTACCTTCTTCTAAGGATGCCATTATCTGACCAAGTTGATATTGCACAGTGCCTCTCTGGTCTAGCTCCTCTGTAGCCGCAGTAGCTATAGAGCCTGCGGATACCTGCCCTTGAGGAGCAGTCATATAATCTCCTGTAGGTGTAAACTGTGCCGCAGTAGCAGGACCTAATGCTTGAACATCATCCGCTACAGTATCAATAGCTCCTATTTGTCCTACACTAGGGTCAGGTTTTTCAGGAATACTTACAGATAGATTATCCATAGAGGCGAGCTTGGTGTCTACCGTGGGAGCTTCCACAGATACCGTTCCTGCTGTAGTGCCTAGCAATTCAGTGTCTTTTATTTCTTGGTCAACAGTCGTTGAGACAGGTAATCCAGCCCCAGCTATATCCCCTACTTGACTTGTTAATTTATCATCTGTATCAATTCTTGCCATATCTAATCCCTACTCAAGGCTCTGTCTAGCTTGTCCTCTACTCTATGCAGAGCTTCCATAAGTCTGTCCATGTTCTCTCGCACTTCTACGCGTGTTGCGTACTCCTCGCGGGTCTTGTTTAATAATATCTGTATTCGTTTTACCTCAGTGAACATCTGACGAAATGCCCAGAATGCTGGTGCTACAATCATTGTAAGAATGATATTCCAGAAAAGCATTGCGTCTATTTCCATAGTTTATCCTAACTTGGGTTGAGTGAACGTCCAATTTCGTAAAGGCTTGTACCATCACTTAGGAATACAAGTATATCCCTAGCATTAGCTGTAGCAGTCAAAGTAGGGGCAGAACCCCCAGAAAACTTATATGCGGCATTCCACTGTAGAGTGTAAGTGCTACTCGAACCCTGTTTTATAGTAAGAACGCAAACCAAACCTGCTACATGGTTAGTAGGGGCGTTAAAAGTTCTGTTACCACCTAAAGTTACTGTTGCTACTTGTTGAGTTTGTAAGTTCCAATCTATAGAACTCCCATCAGTAAGAGTCTGTTCGTCAAAGTTTTGAGATGCTGTATACTCTTGTGCTAGATTTAATGCGGCTAGTGATGTGCTTGATGTAATATTTGGTAAAGTTAAAGTTACATCTGTTGTGGCTGCAGGGCCTATTAAAGTTAGTTTATTTGTTCCGTTATCACTATCCTCAAAAAATTCTACAAACCCTGCACTAGTTGAACCATTCTTAAGTTGTACCCCAGCATTTACAATCGGGGTAGTTAAAGTTTTGTTTTCTAACGTTTGTGTTCCTGTAAGAGTTGTGACAGAACTATCAATAGCTAGCGTTTGTGTGTGGTCGCCACTTGTTGTGTCCGTCGTGCCTGATAATCCTGTTCCTGCTGTAATATTTACCCTAGTAATATCTCCTGAAATGATATCACTTGTTAAAGCTATCGTTCCTGTACTGGACGGCAGTGTTAGCGTAATATCCCCAGATAAATCTGCAGCTCCTATAAGTCTAGCCTTGTTTGTTCCTGAGTTGTCTGCATCCTCGAAGAAATCTACAAAGCCTGCAGAACTAGTTCCGTTATTGACAGATATGCCCTGATTAGATGTTACGGTGGTAAATGTTCCAGCCGCAGGAGTTGCCCCACCTATTACTGTGTTGTCCACTGTTCCTGAATCAATGTCAACTTTAGTTATATCTACCTCACCATTGCCATTAGGAGTTAGAGCTATGTTTCCATTAGTATCTGTGCTAGTGATTGCGTTACCGTTGATGTTGATGTTGTCTACATCTAGGTCGCCTGTGATGTCCGTTGCACCTGTGATTGCAAGAGTGGTTGTGTTAACAGTAACTGTGGTAGACGCATCAATATCTACTGTTGGAGCAACAATCTCTATTTCTGTATCAGCATCGATGTCTAGTTGTCCGTCTGTGCTTGAAGCGATAGATAGTGCAGAGTCTCTAAACTGCAAGGCTATATTAGTATTTAGACGAAGTGCTGTATCTGGAACGTGTGTTAGGCTAACATCACTGTCTGCACCAAAAGATAACACCGTGTTATCAGAAGGAAGACTTGCATTAATAGACTGCAAGCTAAGAGCAGTAGTAAGAGATTCTGCATTGCCTGTTTGAAAGATTAACTTTACAGCATCATTACCCGTGTCATCTAGGCTATCTACAACAATTGCGTCAATCTTTGCTAAATCTACACCAGATTGTTGCGTGTCTAAACTTTCCCATATAATCGAACCCACTACCTCGTTAGAAGTCATATCTGTAGATAAGTTTGTTAGAGTGACTATTGGAGAATCATTCTTGCGAACATTCAGGGCAGTTACAAAAGCTGTATTAAATGCGTAGGTAGCTGAACCTAAGTTGTGTGTGGCTGTTGCTGTAGGCTCTAAGTGTGAACCTACTCCATCTGTACCCCCGTTAGATGTTGCAACTGTAAGTTTATCTATATAAGCAACACCATCTAAGTACAAGTCCTTAAACTCTGCAGAGGATGTGCCTAAATCTAATTGTCCATCTGCGTTCGGCACAAGAGCTGCAGTGGTCTGTTCTAACTGCGCTGACGGGCCTAATTTACTTACAGGACCTCCATTGTTAGCACCATCATGTGTATGACCTGCTGAAGAGTTAAAGGCACTTGCTATAGCCTCAAACTCACCGTCTAACGGAGCGGCACTTATAACGTTACCATCCGCTATGTTATTAGCTGTATCGTTTCGTGTGTAACCTGTTCCCATTTTTTACCTTCTTCCGTACTGTCCATATTCTATAACTGCCGCGTCCATCGCAAAGGGTGGAGTTGTGCCACTTGATTCAAACTGTAACGATACAGTGAAACCTGAACCTAGTGTTTGTGTATCAAATATAGATTTTAAACTTTCTCCGCTAAAAGTTGATGTTGCGTCCTCTAGATTAACTGTCAAAAATACTATAGATGCGTCCTTATACATAACATTACTAGGGGGATTTGTACTATTATCTGTAGTATTATCTACCACGTCTGCCGCTAGTGCAGGAGAAAATGACAGTGTGGTTGCGTTGTTTGATATTGATGGAGTAGAAGACAGTGTGTATGTCTTTTTAAAATTTGCTGACGAAGAATCTCCCACAAGAATTTGAAAAGTATCTCCTGATACAATGTCGCTAGTTGATAGGTTATCTACAGCCATGCTGGTAACTCCTGCAGAGTACCCCCCGTTATTATTTATTTCTGCTCCGTGTGCTAATACAGAACTGGAGTTTCCGAATACAAATACACCCCCTGAAGCAGATGCGTTACTTAATGTTATTGTTTCAGGTTCTATAACTCCCTCTGCGCTTAAATCATACTTCAAGTTAAAGTCTAGAGTAACACTGCCCTGCGGGTCGGTGTATATACTTGCTCTATATATTGTCTTTCTAATTCTAGGGTCAGATATAGGGAAGAATGGAGTAGAAAAACTGGCTGTTATATCTGTTCCATCAAAGCTGTTTCCACTCTCCATTTTGTATATGTAACCATCATCGTTGGCAAATAATATAACTTCTGTTTTACCTACATATACAGAGTCAGAAACATATGCTCTTATACCCGTTGTCTCTGCCCAGTTTATACCTATACCTTGTGCAGTCTGTAATTGAGTTCCTATAATCCCCTTAGACAGTGCGGTTGTAGTGCTAGAGTTAAACCCAAACAATCTATATTGAGATTTTTCTCTAATAACGACAGAAGAAAAAGAGGTGTTTGAACTTGTAAGAGAAACCATCTCCTTCTGTATTGGTTTAGATATAGCCCCTAAATCAAAATCTTGATTCTTTTCTGTGCCTGCTAAAGTTCTTAATCCGTCAGGTCCTAAGAAAATAATATCACCTGATATTTCTTGTACAGTTTCTCCTGCCAAACAACCTATGTCACTTGCTATAGGTTGCATTTTAAACTCGCCTTGGCTACTTCCTACTAACCTGTTTATGGAAGATTCTGAAAATATAATGAGTTGTTCACGAAAAGGAATTATAGCAGTTACTGTATCCCCTACGTTAATTATACCGCCACCAGATGCTGATGTAAAGTCAGTGTCTGAAAAAGGCGCAGAAAATATGAGGTTAGTACCTTTTGCTAAGAATATGTGGTCTTTAAATTGAGCAACATGAGACGCTCCCTGTATGTCAGAAGGAGACGACAGTTGACTCAAATCACTAGCAGTAACCCCGTTAAGTATTAAAGGATACCCTATACCGTCCACGATGTATAGCTTATCAGAGCCTGTAAAATTATATCTAACAAACCTAACCCGTGATGAGTTTAGACCTAAAGTTAGACTTGTGGATAGGTCTACAAAAGAACCTGTTATACCCCCTGCAAAAAGTTTTGGTGCGTTAGACCCCCCTGACTGGTCACGAGCTACAATAGCTCTGTCTCTATAAAATACTACCCCCAGTATATTGCCTATGCCTGTTACAGTATTAGAATTAAACTTCTCGAACCCTTCTATACGACGATATCCACCATCTGTTGAAGGTTCAAAGTTTATGAGAGTTCTTGCAGAACCGGGGGCAGTTATTCCGTGCTGTAAAGGACTAAGGTTACTTATTAGTCCCCCAGTAAATTCAAGTGGATAAGTCTGCCAACGGTCAGGCATTATATAGCCCTCATATATAGATGTTCGTTTACAAGAAGTTTACGCATGTTTTTCATGCCTTCTTCAAATTTGCTCTTTGATAGTGCTGTCATTTCTATGTTGTCTCTGAAAAGATAACAGTAGTACATAGCCCCATCAATTATAACATATTTATATGCTTCAGGAATTGTAGGCACATCATCGAATAGTGCTAAATCTACAGGGTGCATGAAGTATTCGTACTCTAGAGTGTACGCTTTATCAGGGAACGGCACTAGTCCGTACTCCTCACTCTGACTACGAAAAACATATTCTGGCACACCCCCTTGAGCTGTATCCGTTTCGTCTTCTTGGTCTACGTGCGTACTGATATATTCATCATAAGATATTTTACGCAGTGCGCGTGCTTCTCCTAAATCTAAACTTGTATCTCTTTTTATTCTAAAAGTATCAAAGTCTATATATTTTGCTTCTGCAGGGAATACATATCTGGTTTCTCCAGCAACTAATATTTCCTCTTTTTTATTATGATTGAACGGAAAATAGGAATAATATTGATTTATATCTCGCACTGCACCGTTTACGGAGTCTTTTATCGTAGAATAGAATGCTTTTGCAGTGGCAAAATTACTTGAAGTAAGTTCTGTCTCGTTCAACCTACGAGCAACTGTGTTGACTAAATCTAAAAAATTGTAAGCCATCAGCTACGCTCCCTAACTCTTAAATGTATTACTCGTTTTGTGACTATTGCCGCACTAGTCTTTGCCGATGTGCTAGTTGTTATTTGACAGACAAGTTTTGTATCTGTGTTAGCCGTGCCACCATTTAAAACTATAGTGGCAGTTGTATCTGTTTTTACTTGATTATTTACAGTAAATCCATTGAAAGTATCAGAGTTAGATAGCGCAGAAGATTCTGTGCCATTACTTTGTATAAACTTCCATACTACTGACGCGATTGTAAGACTTCCTAGAAATCTAGACCAATCTACTGTATAATCTAACAACTCGTCAGGGTCTTTATCAGGCCATCGTAACGCCATATCATGCCACCTTTGCTACTCTTGATAGTTCTTGAGGAACATGTACCATCCTCACTGTCTCTATAGGTATATGCACCACTCTAACTTTTTCTTGATGTGCATATACTATTCTACTTAAATCCTCAGGGACGTGAACCACCCTTGTCTTCTCTTGAGGAACAGATACTTCTCTGGCTCTTTCGTAAAGAGTTGCATTAAATCTAAATATTCTAAACCCATCACCCGATACACTAGATGTTCCTACAGATGAGCCTGTGCTAACAGCGTTTAGTATAGCTATGCTAGATGTAGAAGATTCACCTACGGAAGAACCTGTCGATACTGCGATACGTACCCCTGTTCCTGCTACAGAAGAAGTGCCTGTGGAAGAGGCTACCCCGTCTAACTCAGCTTCTGCTACTCCTGCTACAGAGGAAGCACCCGTAGAAGAACCTGTTATCACATGTGGTATTCCTGCTACTCCTGAAACAGAAGAAGTTCCTGTAGAAGAACCCGTTGTTACTGCATTAAATATTCCTGTTCCTGATGCTGATGAAGTGCCTACGGAAGAGCCTACCGCGTTTAACTCAAATCCTGCTACTCCAGAAGCAGAAGAAGTTCCTGTAGAAGAACCCGTTGTTACTGCATTAAATATTCCTGTTCCTGATGCTGATGAAGTACCTGTAGAAGAACCTGTTGATACTGCATTCAGTATGGCAACCGCTGTTGCAAAAGAAGTGCCTGTAGAAGAAGCCGCTGTTGTTTGTACAGTGCCAGCATCTGCCAGTGCGCCAAAGGGGGCTTCAGAAAATGCAGAACTTGAAAAAGTCATTTATTACTCCAAAGGCTCAGGCCAATCGTTTATTGTAGCTTCAAACAAAGCAATAAAAGCATCTAAATCAGAGGCGTTATTTATTGCAGTTTCAATTTTATCACAGGAAGTTCTTACACTAGCTCTGTAAGTCGTCACTGTAGAAGGTACTTCAGTTCCTATTTCAGCTTTACGAATAACGTACCAATCATAAGGTTTTAAAAGAGAGTTAGCTGTTTCTTTTGTTGCTGTTATCCACTTCTTTTTTAGGTCATCTAATGGTTTAGCTTTTCCTGCAGTATAGTAAAATCTAGAATCGAACGCGGGAGAATCAGGTATCCATTTTAAACCTACCGCATTCTTTTCTGCGTCTGTAGTCATGTTCAACCAATTCGCTGGATATTGATTTCCAGAATTATCTGTCCACGCTCTTCCGTAATTAATCGTCTTTGAATCTAATTTCCACATATAATTATCCTTTATCTTGCATTTGCAAACTTGAAGGGGGTTTCAGCTATAGCCCAGTATACAAAAAAAACATTGCTATTATTAACAGCCCCTGTGGTATTTATCGCTCTAAATCCATTGCTTAAAAACTCTATTCTATCTGTTGTCGATTCTGCAGAGTTTGCATTTGGACTTAGGGAATTGTTATCAGAATTATAACCCAATCGTTTGTTATCACATAAAATCCAACTGGAATTACTACCGCTTCTAGCTTTTATCAAAACCCATGCAGGACGAAATCCTGTGTATACAAACGTTCCGTTAGGATTATCGGTATCATCTCGCCCGTTGCCTTCATATTCTCCAAACTTAGTGTACCCATCAAGACCTGCAGTACAGAAAGCAAGCATACCATCATTACTTCCGTTAGTTGCACTTGAAGTTCCTACCGTAAAAACATCCGCAGTTGGCTCTGTGTCGTTGAGTCTGATATCAGGACTCCCTCCCGGAGATTCCTGTTCATTTAATTTTAGACCTGCTGTTGCTCCCATTGATTTGTGATAGTACCACCAATCAGAACCTCCAGTTAGATTTACAAAAAGCATCATATCAGGTTTTACACCAAGTCCATGTCCTACTGTGGTCACTGAGCCTGTGCCTGTGAACTTCGTAATACTGATTTTAGACGTGTCATTTGCTGTCACCACAGACTGTGTTGCTCCCTTAAAATTAGAAGAACCGAATGTGGACTCAGTGTTTACTTGTCCCCCCATACCAGAATGATTAGTACAATAGTAGTGTAGTGTAGGAGCAGGAGATGCAACAGTTATTCTAGTGTAAGCACCCGCTTGTCCGGGCGTACCCGAAGTGGTTACTCCTGTTGTATATTCACTTCCCCCGCCATGTGTGCCGTCTGAGGTAGTAGAAAATCTTAAAGGATGAGTAGCATTACTGCTATGAGATTGGTCAAAAGTGTATGTTCCCCCTTCCTGTAGGGTTATAGCTACACCCCCCGAACCAAAATCGTCAAACTCATACTTGTTTCCACTATCAGAAATAACCTCTACTGTATATGTTTGTGATTGAGCAGTATCATTTACCTTCCAGTTCCAAGATACATACTTTTCATTTGTAGTATTATAGGCTGCAGATGTTCCTAAAATAAAACCATTATTTATAAAAGAAGTTAAACCATTAGAGTTAACATTCTCTGCAGGAACAGTAGAGTTGCTTGTTACCATCTCTCTGGTTGCCCCTCTAAGATTGTCTACCATATAATGGTCATCAGACTGGTCTCTATTTTTAATCCATGTCCAGCCGGGTTGGAAGCCTACCGTATCAACTGTCTTTGCACCGCTAGATGCATAACTTAAATCATATATTGAACCTATTAACGGGACTCCCTGATTAGTAGAGTTGTTAGGTACATTTACTCCATCTATGGTAATGTCAAACCCTGCACTATTGTCAAACAGAAAATAGTCATTGTAGTTACTACTACCGTCTCCATCGTTACGTATAACTGTTACAGGACTTGTACCACTCGAAGGTTTTATGTAGATACTTCCCGACGTATATTGGGCATTAAAATTAGTTTGGTTTGTTATGGTAAAAACACCAGCACCTGTTGTTTCTACTTCTAAACGCTGTTCTGGATGAACAGAATTAGACTGAACACTCCACGTTGTCTCCGAGTGGGAAATAAATTCAGTTTTAAAAACATATCTTTCAATCGGAGTTTGATTTATTGTACCTGTCGTCCAAGTTCCAGATAAGACACTACTATTGCTAGTAGAAGTGTTTTTTGTAGCTATACGAATATGGTCGCCTGCCTCATACGAATATTTAGCACCTATGGTTGCAGGGTAAACAGTAGTGCCATTATGTTGTGCGTAGAAAAGCAAAGCACGACCACTGCCGTCAATATAATCCCCTGTAGTACCGTCCCTTCTTGTTGTTGTGGTAGTAAGAGTAGTTATAGTTTGTTTCTGTGTTAATCCTGATATACCACCAAAATTAGAGGACGAAGCCACTGCGTAAACTGGAGAAGCATTCACATCTCCGCCCCCTGTGTACAACGTTGTTGTAAAATAATCCTCTGCTAAATCATTACCGTCACTAGGAAAGGTAGGTGTTGGAAGATTTCTAGAACACAACGCATAGTAGTTTGTTGGTACACTATATTTGAACGTGCCAAATCCACTGGCATCTGTGTTGCTTCCTGTACTAGTAAGGTTTACAAATGTATCGTCCTGCCCAAAGTTAACAGTAAACTGTGAGCCTGCAGTGCTTGACTTGTTTAGTACGAAGGGTAAGTAATCCTTTGTTGCTATATCGGCTCGTGTATGTGTAAACTGGCTAGCTCCGTTCTTAAAAAACTGAATACTTCCTGACACACCATCTACAGCAACACCTATAATATCCCCTGCTGTATATGCCGCCCCTGCACTGCTTGTAGTAGAATTGTATTCAACTTTATCACCATTATATTCATAGTAAATAGAGTTTGGATTTGCATCACTGTATATTCCTCCTCCCCCTTTTTCACTAGGGACAATACCTATAGCAGTTCCATCTCCTTGTGCATTTACGTACACTTCAAAGTAAAACTTACGACCTTTTAATGACATTGTGGCTGTAGCCATTCTAGTAGCATTACCGCTAGTTGCGAACAATGCTCCTTCTCGTAACGTTATCGCACCCTTTGCGTTGAAATTTAAAGTTGCAAAGTTGTTAGTAGGACTATCAGGAACAACATCGTGAGCATTTAAGCTTGAAGCAGTAAAGTTATTGCTTCCACTCGCATCATTACCTATGTTAGAATTATCAGCAAAATTTAAATAAAACCCATTTGTTCCGTGTGTACCAGAATACGCTATTGGTATCCACACCCCTGATTTAGTTTCTCCAAAACTAGTGGGTGTTAATTGAGAACCATCTACAAAGTGTACTTCTGCCATATACCCGTCAAAATCAGAAGCATCATCATAGCCTTGTACACCTAAAGTATGTTCTACGTTAACCTTGTTGAATAAAGTATCTGTATTTTGAGTTGGATATTGAGACTGACTTAACGTCAACAATTGTCCATTAACGTACAATTTTACTGTGTTTGCGGGTGTTGACTGTGTGGTATCAACTGCTACTAATACATGATACCACGCTGACGTATCGTGAAACTTTGCATCTGATATTTGAACTACAGAAGTACCCGACCCCTGCCCCATATTGACACCACTCTCCCTAAAATAAACTCGTAGAGTTCCGTCAGTTTCAAAATAAATCATTGACCTAGTAGCAGAGGATGATGTGGCACTCCATATAAATTGTTGTGTGCCAAAAGTTGCTCTTTTTACCCAAGCACTAAACGTCCATGTTCTTCTGTTAGAGGACGAGCCAGAGGGAGTTCTGTGCAAATGAGAACTAGAATCATCATCAAATCTTAAAGATTTTGATATGTTGTAAGAATAAAATTGGGTATCCCCACCTGCACCAATGCTAAATATACTCATTAACTTGTTAAATTTCCTAAAAATGATTTTAAATTTGTTTGTCCTGAAGACCCTAATGAATTTTGATTTAATTTAAATGAATAGTTAGGGTCATTTATCCGAACTACCAAATCACATATTCCCCCATCATATCCTCTAGCACTATTATGTTGTCCTAACTTTATAGGAAAATCTTTTGGTGTCCAGTTAGTAGGTATTGAGCTAGAACCAGTAGGAGTTACAAAAGTCACACTATTTCTGTTATATCCAGTAAGAACGCCCCCACAAGTTCCGTTAGCCCTGTCGACCCCCATATATACATAGTACCAGTTGTTAGCAGATACATTACTGTTTTGGTTTATTATTTGAGTCCTATGACTATTATCATCGTCTACATAGACAAACGCGTCAAACTGTCTGTCATCAGTTCCACTAAATTCTAATGCAAATCCATTTGTATCTGATGGGGGAGAATCCAAACAATTAGGGTCACCCCAATTAAAAATACGAGGAAAACCACTGCCTGTATTAGAGTTGCTTCCAATATAGAAATAAAATTCTACAGAAAGAGTATTAAAATAAGCACCTGTTAAATAATCATGCCAAGTGCCTGCTCCAATGTTAGGCTCGACTATACACGCATTTTCTACATCAAGGGTACGTAGATAGTTAAATAATTTAGGGGATGAGTCGGGTAAGGTTGACATACTCCTATAATTCGGTATGGTGCTTGCGCTTCCCCCATTGCCAACACCTGAGGTAGAGGCAACTTGTCCTTGAAATGTATTATCAGAAATTGTAAACTTTGTAGAATTTGGTGGACTTAAAAATGTGCGTTGTGTTATAGAGTTATAATTTCCTTCTGCCTCATCGAACGAAGCATACAGCACAATATCTTTACAGTTTGTATTCACTAATTCGTTGTATACACCATTATCATTTATATATACTGCCGCACGGGATAATTGCCTAGAAGTAGTGGTAGTCTGATTTTCGCTTGTTTGTTCAAATGTAAATCCGTCTGAGCCAGTAAGGGATGCCATATCCGATACTGGAGACGCACTTCTAACATCTCGAAATGCTCCTACTATTACAGGATGATTTCCAACACTTGACAAGTCAACAGTTTGAGCGGGCGGGTTGGTGTTACCCTCAAATGTATTTACAGAACCAACTGTTGTGCTAGTAATTGTAGAACTAGGTCTAATTAAGTATGTTATGTTTGCTTCATGCTCTGCATTCATTGTATTTTGTGTACTGTTTTCAGTGCCATCTAACACTTTAAAACTAACCACTGTTTTAAATTCGTTACCTGCGTCTATGTCCGTAACAGCAACCTGTGTAAAACCAGAAGGAACAACAGTGGTTGGCATAGCAGTTGAAGAGTTGTTAAAAGCTGAATTAAATATAATAGCAATATCTCCACTCTGTCTACCACTTGGGAGTGATGCATAGTGTTTTTGAACTGTAGTAATATCAGCAATACTTAAAGAGCCTGCCCCCTCTGCCTTAATAAAAAAACTACCTAAAGAAGCTTGGTTTCCCTCGTCAACAGCATCTACTGTAAAACTTGTTGAACCACCCCCTAATATAGATGCAGACGATGTTATACCTAGTGTCATCACGACGTTGCTAAATCCCCCACAAGTATCCATGTATTCGTAGCAAGTTTTATACAGGTAGCTCCTGAATATTGCTCTCTAAACTTTAGAGAAGGAGTAGAGTTAACAGTTACTCCAGACCCCCCAGCTACTGTCACTTGCCCTGTTCCTAACTGAGCAAAATCAATTCTAGTTCCTACACCGTAAGCAACACTGCTGTTAGGTGGGATAGTTAGTGTAATTGGATTACTGTTAGTAAGTGTTACTAACTTACCCGCATCAGATAAGACTGTAGTGTAGGATGTACCTGTCTGTGCATTTATAGTTTGTGCGGATGAAACACCAATACCTAAATCGGATGGTGTAATCTTTTTCATTGTTCCGCCATCGTCTACAAGAACGAAATCTGCATCACTACTAGATGTGGTGGTGGTTGGAGTGTCTGAATTACCTGTGGTGAGAACAGTGCCAGAAGCATCTGGTAATGATATAACTCTAGTGTCGTTAGGGTCAATTACGTTGAGAGTCGTCTCATAGGCATCAGCAGTAGAACCCTCAAATATAATGCCTCCAGTAAAATATCCTGCGCCTGTCGTTTGTGTTCCATAGCTCGTAGTACGAAATCGCTCCACATTATCTTGATATAGGATAACATCGCCATCTTCTATAAATCTTGCACTTGCTTCACCTGTTGTAGATTCGATTTTAACTTGATTGGTTTTTAGAACTAATATTCCATCTCCAGTATCTTCAATGTATGACGAACTACCATTGTGATATATTTCTAAATCTTGAGATGCGCCTAAACGTATCTTTTCACTATCCCCCAAATCAACGCCATCACTAGTAAGCACTCCTGTTATTGTTGCGCCCGTACTAGTTGTTACAAACTTTTGCGAACCACCATGATATAGGGCGGCTGACCCTGTGGAGTTATTAGCAATAAACCTTGCTACTAAGCCACCATCTTCATTCTCTATGTCAAAATTTTTACCATCTACAGTTGAACGAAAGGCAAGACTAGCACTTGCTCCTGTGCTTCTTTGTAAAAAAGCCCACGGTCTTTCTGTGCCTAACCTTAAAACTTCCGTTCCATCCCCAGTTACATTGGCAGTAAGCCCCCCTGTGACTGTCGCACCAGTATTAGTAGTTTCAAATCTTTTAGTAGTATTATAATATAAATCTACAGAATTAGTTGGATAAAAAGTTGCAGAAGTCGTTCCACTAACACTACGAATCCTAGCGAAACTTGATAGTAGTCTTAATTCTCCAGTTCCATCCTCTTGAACATAACTATTAGTCCCATCATGATATATTTCTAAATCTTGGCTATCACCTAATCTTATCTTTTCATCATCACCTAAGTCTACACCATCAGCTACTAACGTGCCTGTAATATCTAAACCTGTATTGGTCAATGACATCCGTTGTGGAACAGTCGTTCCAGATGGTGTTCCTGTTCTAAATTTAATTTCACCAGCGGGCATTAATTCAATGCCAGATGCAGTGCTGTTACTATTGATACCCATACTAGTAAAACCACCACTTTGATTTCTATAACCATTAGAAAACAATGAAACAGCAAAAGAACCGTTTGAACCTAAATATCCGTAAGGTGTAAAGAACGCAGAGTTATCACCACTTCCCCACCAATCAGAAAAGTTAGTATAGGTGTTACCCTGCATTTGAATGTTATCAGAAACGGTAAGGTCGCCATTTATATTAGTATTACCAGAGGTATCTATTTCTAATGCCGCACCTGTGGCTAACCCTGCGCTTGTGGCTATTTTGAATTTATCACCATCGGAGTTATCAATGCCGACAGAATATTCTCTAGTGCCAGACAATATAAAATCTATAGCGGCATCACCAGTTCCGTCCTGTTCTACTTCAATTAAACCACCAAGAGATGCGTCATCTGCAAACGCTTTAAGCACCCCTGTGACTGTCGCACCAGTGCTGGTGGTTTCAAACTTTTTGCTATTATCGTGATATAATTCAACAGAACCGTTTACATTTGCAACAAGCATATTTTCTTGGTCATTGTCAGCAGTAAGTTTGATTGCACCAAAAGTGTTTTGACCTATATTTGTATCACCAGTTGTTCCGTAAATCCTAGAGTTTGTGCCATCATGAAATATGCGTAGGTCGTTCCCCGCACCTACAGATATATCTTCACTATCTCCAACACTTATACCATCGGCTATCAAAGTTCCTGTGACTGTAGCACCAGTGTTGGTGGTTTCTATTTTTTTACTTCCGTTAAAGAAGAGTTCTACTGTATCGTCAACAACACAATTTATATAATCTTCCGTTCCATCTGCTTTTGAAAATTTCAAATTTGTAGCAGTAACAATAAGAGAACCAGTGCCAACATCTTTTATCCTTGAATTAGACCCATCGTGAAATATTTCTAAATCTAGGCTATCACCTAATCTTATCTTTTCATCATCACCTAAGTCTAGACCATCAGCAATAAGCACTCCTGTGATTGTTGCACCAGTAGATGATGTTTCTAACTTTTTGTTGTTATTGTGGTAAAGTTCTACTGCGCCATCAGATAGTCCTCTAATGTATCTTTCTCCAAGCGTAGTTTGTAGTGTAAGATTACTGGCTGAAATAAAAAGATTGCCAGAGCCAGACTCTGCTATATTTGTATGTCCAGTAGCAGAAATATGATTGATGGTTAAATCACCACCAGTGCCGATTTTTAGTGATACATCATCGTTAAATGTCAAATTACCACTTGTTTTAGTAGCTCCTGTATCACTTCGTAAAAATGATGCCGCTTCAATTCCATCTACTGTGTCGGCATCTACATTAGTTAGATTGCGTCCGTCTAATGTGATTATACGACCATTCTCGTCCAGAAACACTGCCTTGTCTGCTGGTTGTGTCACAAAAATGTCTCGTGTTCCAGACCCCCAGTCTACAGCACTATCAGAATTACTAGACTGCAGTATAGTTGTTCGAGCGAGTGTCGTGCCACTTGCTGTGTACGTCCCTATACCTATCTCAAAGTCTGAGCCATCCGTGCAACAATAGTAAGTGGTGTTTGCGTTACCAATAACAGAAAAACCTTCAAAGCCAGTAACTGCACCCTGAAGTGCATAAGCACTGCTTGTACCAGTGGTTGTCGTTGTTTCTTTTACACGGTCTTTTACAACAAGTGCCACAATACCTAACCTTCTGTAATTGTTATCCCAGTATTAGCACTAAACTTTAAAGAATCATTAGCCTCTATGTTTTTACCAGACCCCGGCAAAGCACCATAATACAACATATTACCAGCACCGTGACCAGAGTTATCCCATATACCAAAGTGTGTTACTGTTCCAAACCCACCATTGCTATTTGCAGTGAACGTAATATCAGCATTATTTGTGGCTGTACCGTTTGTAGCATGACCAGCGTTAAAATTTATAGCCTGTCTAGAATAGTTGTTAGCGTTTGCTACCTCTGCTCCCGTGCCTGTTTCTGTGGGGTCAGCGGTATGCAGAGCAAGATACTTCTGTGTTACAAAAGTAGACTCTGTAGTTCCTAGAAAATGGTCTAACACTTGTTTCTCTAAATAATTAGATTTTGACGACATATCTCACTCCTCATCTATATCGTTTTGTTTTAGCACGTATTTTTTTAGGTTGTTTGACGTGTTGTTTACCAGCTTTAGTTCCTTTTCTTTTAGCACGCGTGGTAGCCGCGTACTCTTGTGGCGACAACGCCTTGATAGCTGCTGTCGGTAGATACCGTTCTCCAGTTTTACTGGACGGTTTCCCACTCTTCGTTCTCCATTTCTGTTTTGTCCAGTTCTTTAAAGAACGTTGGCTCTTTTTTAAGGCCATTTTCTTTCTCCACCATTTTCATTACATACAGCAAAGTTTGTTCACGGGACTCATCTCTGTGCAGTTTATCCAGAGCATCGTCTATTTCATCCCACGACCAAGGTTTATTCTTTACTAGTAATTTTATTCTATCTAAAGACCTTTCAACAGCAGTCTTGTATCGGGTATGTAAAGTATCTAGGATAAACGGGCCGTTCATAAAAAACTCCTAAATACTCTATTATATAAATCAGACAAAGATTTAGCAAGTAGTTTATAAAGTCATAATTATAAAGACGACTAATCCGATAAAGACGACACATGCTGCAAAAACTGCGCCACCTATTTCTACGTTATGTACAAGTTCTCTATGTCTACGTATCTTTTCTAAACGTGCCTGTCGTTCTGCTTCTTTTGCTTGCTGTATTCTCTTAGCTCGTTCCGCTATTATTCCTTCCCAGACACCGGGGCCAAAGCGCAGATTTATTAACTGCTTCATCTCCTGCATATGCTCTTGTGCAAGTCTAGCATTGATGGTTTCTTCTGCAATAGTATTTACAGCAAAGGGGTCTTTCTGCGCTTTGCTTCGCTTCTTTTGTATCTGTTGTTCGCCCTCGAACAACCCATCTATATACTTTGCAATATCCCCTATATCATTGCAGGTGTTGATAGCCTTTTTTATTCCGTCCACACTCGCTTTGACAAGTGAGATACCTGCCATAGTTTCTGCTAGCATTTAAGTTCCTTTCAAACTTTAGAGCTATTTGTAACCCCCGCCTGCTTTTTTATACTCACTAGCAAGCAACTGTGCTTTTCTTGCTGACCACTGCCCAGCCTTACCGCCTTTAGTCCCTGCCTTTATTCTGTTAAACAGCCTTTTTCTCATGCTGGGCTTAGTGTAGTTGCCAGCTTCATTAACTCTACTCTTGCTCTTCGTTTTAGGCTTCGACGATTTGCTAGCTTTTCTAACTTTGCCACCCTTCGCTTTTTCTTCAACATCCTTGATTTTACCCTTGTTTGCGGTTGCATAGAAGACTTGTTCACCTTTTTTAGCTCCGTAGGTTTTCTTCATAGAAGACATGATTTCTTTTCCTTTTTTGTTAAGTGGCATACTCCTCTCCTATTTATTAGGGTCGTAGAACTCTTCTACAGCTAGAAGAGCTATAACTTGACTTGCACTAGACCCCACCCCAGATAGTGCATCCCCCGCATTCATAAAGAATGGTTTTCCATCGTCAAATACGTATACAATGTTTGTAGCTACTGCTATATTAAATGCGTCCAGTATCTGCTGTGCAGAACCACCAGACACAGTGACTGATAGGTCAAATGTCCTATCGCTAGTATCTTTGTTAGAGAATGCAAGAAGTTTTATAACAGCCGAATGATTTGCGGGGCATGTATATATAGCTGTTGTAGATGTACCTAGTGGAACTGTCTTGCTTACAAACTTGACGACATTTAAATCAGGCATCGTTTTCTAATTGCCTCATCCTGTCTACCAAACGTCGTGCGCGGTTAGGTACTTGCGTATACCAACGCGAGTCGACCATCTCATCAGCCGCATCAGACCAGCTTCGAGCATCAACTCCTGCCTTCATACCCTTGAACTTAGATAGGCGTGGATAACCAAGATTGAACATCATGTTTGCTATGATTAACTGTGCTTCTTCTGGCAAGTCATCAAAATCTTTATAGAGCCTGTGACAATCTTCTATTGTTACGGTAATATCTAAATTAAATGCAGATTGCACACGGCTCTGTTCTATGACAGTTCCTACGTCCTTGCCGTATTCTGGGTCGTTCTTAGTAATTAGATGCCCTATTCCGAACGTGGGTAATCCCAGATGGTCAAGGTATATTTCATACTTACAGCCCTCGTCTTCAGCCAGTTCTTCTCTCAGCTTATCTAAATTCATTTCTTAGTCTCCGACCCTAACCACACTGCAAACGCCCCTGTCATTGCACCTGATACTACGCTTATCATCGCACTCTGCTGTGTACTCAAGTCTTCTAAGGACATCCCCCACTCTATAACTCTTATATACATCACTGTCATAACAAGCATCATTAATCGTGGTACTATCTTGTATTTTAATATTGTTTCTGCCGCCATTATTTTCTCCCAAACAACTTTGTAGCAGAACGCACACCGAAACTAGCGGCAACAATAACGCCAAGACTATACTGATACCATTGAGGCATTGATTCCAACTGAGCAAAACCATTTGATACTACCTCTTCCATTCCGGGGATGAACGCCAGTATAAGCGGTATACTAAATAAAATTACCAACCACTCGTCCTTCCACGATGATTGGCTACCCTTCGCCATCTCCAAATCCCAATCAATTTCACCCGTAGCCTTCTTCTGCATGACCACAGCTTCAGCCTGTGCTTTGGCTACCTTAGTCGCTGATTGAGCTTTCTTCTCTTCTACCTTACCCTTTAGCCAAGTCCCTGCTAAATCCGCAACAGGCCCTACTATCATGTTTAACATTTCCACCTCTTACGAGCTTGACGTAGACGGCTGTTCGGGTCTTTAGCCGCCTTTGGAAACTTCTTCATCTGTCCTGCAGACCTAGCACAGAAAGACTTACGACGCTTCGCATCCTTGCTTCCTGCTTTGACTTTACCTGTGACAGCAGTCTTGAGCTTACTTCCGGGGTTCTTCCTACGATAAGCCCTGACACCCGCCTCAGTCATGCCTGCTCCCGCCTTTGTTGGTCGGAAGTTTTTCTTGTTTCGTTTTGGCATGTTGTCGCGTTTACGTGCCATTACTTTTTCCTTGCTGTCTGTGCCGCACGTTTAAAATTAGCTGTTGTAGGTGCGCCCTTACTACCTGCCTTACGCATTTTCTCTCCACTGCCTGCTTTGATACGTCTGCGTTTAGCCGCGATGTTCGCGTATAGACCTTTACGTTGACCCATGATTATATCCTTATAGTAAGAGGGGGCAAGTTGCCCTGCCCCCTAAAGTTTATTATGCAGAAAACGAAGTTGCAGTTCCTGCAGTACCCAGCTCCGCGATGACAGCATACACACGAACTTTACCATCAAAAGTTGCACTATTAGCAATTAAGTCAATAGTATCAGCAACTCTATAAAGTTTGCCTGCGCTTGTTGTGCCTGTCACTAGTGCAGTGTGACCTTGAACAGCACTAGCAAAAATGTCATCATCAGAATCATCACCTAAGTCAAGAGTAGGTGAGCCTGAACCTGCTAGGGTTAATACTTCCACACCTGCCATAAGAACAAGTGTGTTAGCCTTCATCTTAAACACTTCTGCTGAGTCAGAAGTGGTTAAATTTGAGCTTGAAAAGTCAAGAACTACCTCAAGTATCTGAGGCTTGATGCCAAGAGGGACACCAGCAACAGCAGTAGAAATTTTATAATCAGCCATTTATAAGTCTCCCTATTAGTCAGTCTTAACAACACCAACAGCTAGTGCTTCAGGGCGTAGGACTTTACGTCCGAACACATGAAGACCGCGTATGATGTCGCTAAAAGTTTCAGTTGAACGCACCACTTCGGTCTTAGCGATGTGAGATGCGGTTGAGGTTGAGGACATATGTCCACCAAGAACTACGAAGTCGTTAGTAGTATCTTGAGCAGTTATAGTCACAACATCAGTGCCAGAGTTATTAAGTACAGTAGACTTATAACAGTTGAACCCAGCAATGTTGCCCTGCATTACAAGACCATTGCGGAGTGGTGAAGTTGCATCGCCAGTTACCTGAACTTCAGCAAACTTCGCACCAGCTTTGAACATGTTCTCATAGAACACTGGTGGTGCTACAAACCAACGATTTTCCTCTGGTACAGAGTTATCGTCCATTAGACGAGCCATAGACAACAATAAATTGACTGCGTTATCTTCGTTGTTTGACCCTACGATAGCTACAGGCGAACCCGCAGTACCAATAGTTGTACTAGTAATACCAGCACCATCAGCCATAGCTTGAAGAATATTCGCATCGTACTTACGCTTCAAGGAGAAAGCACCTGATGAGGTTGCTAACGCTTCAAAGTTTACGTGCGAGTGACGCTCTTCAATGTCGTCAATCTTGAACGCAAAAGCATTCGCTTGGTCGACAACCATAGTTGTTTGGTCGTCAGCCAAATCTTGTGGGTTAATCACTGCACCACGCGAATAGCTTGCCACAGTAATTGTTGGTTCTTTAATAATGCGAACCGTATCGCCAAAGTTTTCAATTTCGCCAGCGTAGTCGGTATTAGTAATATCTTCTGCAACCGAAGCACGACGGAAGAACTTGAGAACTTTCTGGCTAAAAATTTCAGGAGTAAAGTTGCCTCTCGGCAAGTTATTATGTCCTGATGCGCTTTGAAAAGCCATAGTTCATACCTTCCTTTTTGAGGTTATGAGTTGAAGTTTATTCGCCCTTCAAGCCTTGCGGAGTCTATTTCAGCCTCTAGCTTCTCATACTCCCAAGGTTTCATCTTGCGAATTTCCGAAGCACTGAAGACGCGTTTCCCTGCATCAGGGTTCGTTTGTACTTCTCTAGCAGGAGTTTTTGTTACGGCATCTGCCGCACTTTCCTGCCGCTTCTTTTTAGTTTTAACAAGACCAGTGTCAGCCTTGTAAAGGTCTACTACACGAGCCGCCCACTTTGCGTCAGTATTGTTCTTATAAATACCTTCTGCGATAGTTGTAGGTTGCTCTTCGAGCCATCCTAGAAACTCCTTGTTGGATTTAAGCTCGTCAAAGTCAGGGTGTAGTCTTAGCAGTTCCTCGTAGGCTTTCTGCTTTTCCAACTCCTTTTCCCGTTCTTTGATAGTGCCTATCTCCTCACGAAGTTTGGACACCTGTGATTCCGTCTGCATAGACGCAACCGTTTGCACTACGTCAAACACGTCGGGGTAACGTTCCTTAAACTCATTAAGTTCTTCTTGAGTTCTTGGCGGGGTTACTCCCCTTGGCATCTCGACAGCACGTTCCTGCATCGCTTTACGAAGAGACGCAAGCTCTTCTTTATGCTCCGACAGTTTCGTGTCATAATGCTTTTTAAGGTCGTCATACCGTTTTTTATAGTCGTGTTCAGGCTCTGTAGGCTCTGACTTAGTGACAAAGCTATTTGCATCCTGAGTAGCTGCAGTTGTTGCAGGGTCAGGTTGAGTATCTTCTGCGGAAGCTTCAACATTTTCTGTATCTTCTTCATCGTCTTTGTATACCTCTTCTTTGTACTTTCCACGATATAAGTTTGGGTTGTTTACAACTCCGAAAGAGTCGTTGGATTTGTTGGCTCTGTAGCCTTTTGCTTTTGCCATTTTATTTACCTCATCATGCGGGGCTACTTGGCTTGTAGGTAGCCGCTTCGGTTATGTCAGGGCCGTATTACGGGTAGCTGACTAATTCATCGTGTTAGAAACGATTCATTTCCCTGCAGAGTTGCATCTGCAACAGCAGTAGGAGTAAGTATCCCTGCCGCCATTTCTAAAATAGCAATGGGGGGTGTCGCCTTGGTAGCTATTTTAGTCATGGCTCTTCCTGCTAACTTAAATGCAGTTTTAGGGTCATTTTTAAATGTTTCTATAAAATTTATTTTAGATTTGTCATCGGAGAATACCTGTTCCTGAAGAAAAATTGCTATGTCGTTTATAGAACGTCCTTTACCACTTTTAATTTCTTCTTTTAAACTGTCGGCAAAATCCATATTTTTTTTCAATTCAGATTTTGGCATTCTTGCAAAATAGTCCGTGTTTTGTTTAGCGTGTGTTCTCCACGCTTCCTTAACACCCTCAAACAACTCATCTATAGTTACTTTTCTGCTTTTGATTACCCTATTACCCTTTTCTATAAATGGAGTGTTAGCGTAACTTCTTGCTCTGTTTATGTCAGGAGTATGAAACTTTCCCACATCCTCTTTTCCGTAACCATAATCAACTGTGAAACTTACCTCATCAGGGTCTAAAGGTTCTCCTCTGTAAACATTTATAAGTTTACCTTTTGCCGCCCCCTGAACCTGTTGACCATTCTCTTCTATCTTGCGCTCAGTATCCTTAACACCACGATTGTTTATCTTCTCTAGTCTGTCCTTGCCTATTATGTTTACAAGATATGGGGCTACAACAACTTCCCCGCGAGACACTGCAACGTCAATCATCGAACTTGCCTTAGGATTGTCAGCAGTTATACCTCGACGAACAGCTTCCTCTTGAGCTTGGCGCAACATATTTATAATATCTGTTTCTCCTGCAAATGTAACCGCAGAAGCATTAATAACAAACGCACCCTCTGGTAACTTTCCTTCCTTGTCATCTGCTACCTCTTGAGCATCCGTAGCCTGACTAGGTGGCACACCATCTACAAAACCAGAAGCTGAGTCTGCCATTCTTACCCCGCCACCGGGGGCTAATCGTTGTACAAAACCGCCTGTGTTAAACGCTATATCGTCTGTGATATCATCGTCCTCTGCACTTATACCTCGTTCATAATCTACTGCACGTTGGGCAAACTTTTCTGCTTCTCTCTTGTCTAAACCCGCGTCCCTTGCTCTTTGTCTTGTTTGTGACATTGTGGCTATCTGCCGTTTAGCGATATTCTGTTTTTCCTTCTCTGTTAAATCCCTCTGTTGAACATCAACAGTGGTTCTTACAGGAGTTACTAAATCTCGTATCATATCTCCGAAGTTGCCCCTGCCACTCCTTGCTATCGACAGAACCTCTAGTATCTTTGTATCGGACAATCCTGTGGTCGCTGACAACTTAGCTATATGAGACATCATACCAACTTTGGAATACCCAAATCTAGGACTGTAGAATGTTCCGTTTGCCTTATAAAACCCATCAAGAGGATTGTCTGATATTCTGATTCCACCACTACCATCTATTGTTTGATTTATAGGTTGACCTCTCAGAAAAAATCCATCCTGCCCGTCTTTACTCCTATCAAATCTAAACGTTTCAGGAAGAAATCCTTTTTGAACTGCCTCTAAATTTTTTAATTGTTTGAAGGAGATACCCTGTCTATTACCTGTGTAAAAATTTTCTCCCGGACCTCGCACTATATTTAAGTTATTAAAGGTCATAACAAATCCTGCGTCTGCATCTCCTCTAGACATCGCGGCTCGTACGGCATCTATCTTATCAGCCTGCACTTTTCTTGCCTCGTTAGCGAGAAGATTAGTTCCCTCTCCTCCTGTAAGTGCAGATACGCCAATCCCTAATAACGGGTTCATAGCTGAAGCTATAGTTTTGATAGCATAAGGAGCCGCCCCCTCTAAAGTTTGCACTATTCCGTTGTCTGTAGCATTTCTAAATAAATCTTTAAAATCGTCAAATAGTTCAGTTCTGTCCTCTACTATGGTAGGGCGTTTGAGATTATCAAAACTATTCATAGCCTCTTCCCCAAAAGTAAAGTTAACTATGTTTTCAGGACGAAAAGCACTGGCTAGAATAGAAGTGTCATCATCACCACCACCCCCACCACCTTGTTCTTCATACGATATAGGAACTCCTGCTATCTCAGGAGTGTCTACATCTATACCTGTCTGTTCTTCTAGACTAGCAGAACCACCTATGTGTTGGCTAAAATAATCAACAAATGAATTTTTGTACTGGTCTGCTGTTATAGGTGTAGTCCCTGTGTACCTAAACGAGGTAGGCGGTGATATTTCCCCTATGTTGATTCTATTTACCATTACTCATAAACGAACGTGTCGTTTTCCCTTTCAATTTGACTACGAACTACAGCCTCGTGACTACTCTTGAGCTTCAGGAGCATTTCCAGTAAAGCCAGCTTCCCCTGCGCTCGGAGCAGTTCCGACTCCGATTGTGCCGTTACCACGCCCTGAATCGTCAGTTCGCGGAGGTCCATCAGGTACTCCCTCAGGGCTTCCCACTCCTTGCCCTGCACCAGCGGGGCTATCTTCTGCGCTTGCTTCTTGTTGAGCATTTGCCATCATTCCTTGTAACATCTTAGCATACAGTTGTGCTTCGTTAGCATCATTAACTAAACTATCAGGGTCTATATCCTGAGAGATAGCAAGTTCTCGCATTAAATTAGGTATTTTGATAAAGGGCGCAAGCATCGGGTTGGCGACAGTCTGCAGGAGGGTTGTAAGCCTCTGACTCCGCACTTCCTTCTGCATTACAGCAGCAACACCCCTCGGTTTTATCTCCAAGTCCCCCACAATATCCGGGGCATCGTCGTTGAATTGCATGTTCCATTGAAAATAAGCCTCTCCTAGCGGTTTTAGTAACATATCATCTATATTTTTTATCACAGTCTTCATCGATAATCCCGCAGAACCCATCAACATTGATAGCCCTGCCGCAGTGCGTCCTGTGCCTGTAACGCCTGTCTGTCCATGTACGATGGACGGTATACCTGTTTCCTCATCTGCCAGTTGTCTACTAATCTGATACATCTGCAAGTTCTCGCCTGCAGTGTTCGGAAACTTCAAACCGTTGATAGCCGTACCAGTAACACCTGACTGTCTTCGGAAAATTTTTCCGGGGAAGATGTCCATGTTCTGACCGGGGACAAGGCTTGCTTCGTCTACGTCGAACACCAAGTTACCCGCAAGAGCTAGATTATCGATAGCCATACGAACGTGACCGTTCATCAGCTTCTGTGCGTCTTCCATGTTCTCTGCAACACCAACGCCCCATAACTGATACGGATTTACCTCGTATGGAAACACATGATATGGAATACGTGCAGGAGTAAATGGATTCAGGACACAACGCAAAATCATATTACCACAAACCCAGATGTTAACCTGTAGCTCGTCGAACTCTGACATTGTATCTGCTTCTTTGAACCCTGCTTCCTTGGCTAGATAGTAGTCCAAGACTCCCCAGTATTCTAAAACCTCATACCTATTCTCAGAAGCGTACGCCTCTGTTTCGTCCTCACGGATAGCATCCTCATAATACTTATCCTCGTAGTTAGGACCTTTAGCTAGTGTTTCTTCAATCGCTTCTGCCCTGAAGTAAGGTCGCTTTATCAGCGCACGTAGCTGTTGTCTGTTAAACCTGTGACGTTCTATGACGTATTCACAGTCATCGATGCTTGTAGCAGATGGGTCAGGATGAAAGTCCCACGCAGATACCATCTCTATACGTGGTACAGTCTTCTCATACGGCATGTACTGCCGTTGTCCATCTTCTCCACGTCCCCACTTGTGGACGCGCTTGTAAAAGTTAAGTGGCCCTTTGATGACACCAGTGCCAAGAAGAGCCGATTCAAATATAGTTTTACGAAAAACGTTTACTGCGTTAGTATCAAGAAGCTGGTCGTGGATAGTCTTCTCCATCGCCAACGCTGTCTTCTGTGCTGGACTAAGCTGTGGTTCGCCCATCTTTGCAGGGCCTTCAGCTAGTGGTAAACCAGCATACTCTTCCTTCAATCCACCTAGAAAATCTGCTTGCAATGCTCCGGGCTGAAGTTGTCGCCCATCTCCGACAAAACCAAAAGGGTCTTGAGGAGCTGTTTGGTCTAGGGGAGTTTCCATGTGAGCAAACTCTGCTATACCCTCAGGCACAGGAGTTGCTTGCACCACCAGTGGGAACTTCTTGTTTGCAAACAGGATGTCTGTTATTTGTCCGTACGCGGCAAGAACTTTAGTCTTGGTTATCCTGACAAACACCTTTGATTTTTCCGACTCTCTATATTGTGTGGTAGAGTCGTAGATACCACGGAAGTTTTTGTATGACTGCAACCATCGTTGCTCATACGCGTACCGTCCTGTTTCAGCCTCTTTGTATTTAGCCTGAACATACCCCGCAAGTCCGGGAAACTGCTCTTCAGGATTTATAAGAGAGACAGTGGTATCGTCTTCAGGTTGAAGGAAGTTATCTTCTGACATTAGTAATCGCGTTCTTCAGCCATGTTCATAACGGATGGGTCTACGGTAGTCTTGGTTTGTTGCTTCGGCATGTCCTCAGTAAGAACACCAGTCTGTGCGCGAGTATCAAACTCTAAACCCTGACGGGTTAGTTGAGTTTCACCCATGTTCGCATCAACTGAAGTCTTGTCTGCACCCATGATGTAAGAAGCACCGTAGTTATAATTATTTCCCGGCATGTTATTCTCCTTAGTTAGATAGGAAGCCTTGATTCTGATTAACAGAGTTGGCTTCGGGTTCTCTGTCAATATTTACGAAGCCAGCGTCTTCTTGAGCTATTTGTCTCATGCTTGCTTCTTGTAAATTCTCTGGTACTGTGGCATCAGCTACTGTCTTAGACCCCATAACTGTCATAGGAACAGCTGCTCCACCCACAGTTCCTAACAAAGCTTTTCCTGCAGCTCCTGTGATAACTTCTCCTGCAAAAGCGGCAGGTTCTTGAAGAGCCGTACGCACACCCTCGAATGTTAAAGCTCCTAAGATACCCCCACCTATTATCTTGCCTGTTTTCTTAAAATTCTTGTATAATTCTGAAAAGGTATCTAAATCTAAACCTTTACTTTTCAAGTTTTCAAGCTTCTCAGGGTCGGGGTCTAATAATTCACTAGTAGGATTTAAGTTTGCTTGAAATTTTGCTTTTTCGTCGGCTCGTATTTCTTGAGTTTTTAATTCTCTTTGGACTTTAGCACGGATTGCCGCTTCATCTAATTCGCCTAACTGCCCCTCAAGTGTTAGTCGTTCTGTTTGTAATTGAGCTGTACGCAGTTTTGATTCTTCAATTCGTTCTTCTCTTCTTGCCTTAACTAATTCTACATCTTCTTTATCTAACTCACCCTGAACCTGTGTACCTACAATCTCAGCACCCTTGGGGATAACCGCTAACTTTGGCGCACCTTCGACTGTTAAGCCTTTTGCTTCTACATTCAACATCGCTGGTAGCTCATTTAAAGTAGAAAGACCTAAAACTTCACCATACATATTCTGCAATGCACGGAGAGCTTGCTTGGCAGTAGTTCCTTCACCTGTAATAATTTGAGATGTGTAGTGTTTACGGGTGATGGCCTTCATGCCATCTACAGTCTCATCAAAAGATTTGTGACCCATAATAATACTGGATTCAGATTTGTACCCTAATTCAAACGCAATGATAGAGGGGACAATCTTACGAATATCCTTAGCACCCTCAAGTTCTCTGCCCATTGCTTTTTCAAAGGGTTTAAAGCGAGAAGCAATACCGTCCTTTGCCTTTACAGCAGTGGTCATCTTTTTTACAAAAGTTTGTTCTGCTTTTTTAGGGTCTACAACATCCTTACCTAAAAAGATGTACTCACGACCCTCGGCTCTGGCAACATCAGCCGCATCGCGGAGAATTTCTAGAGCCACCTCAGGAAGGTCAAGTTCGTTACGAATCTTGTTTACGCGACGGTACTCTTCCTTAAAAGCTCCTATTTCAAAATCAATATCATCAAGCTTAATACCAGCGACTTCTCCCGGACGAAGCGGGACTAAAGCGTTAAATGCTACTGCTGAACGAACTTGGGGGTTTTCAATGACTGCTATACCATCTGTCAGAGCTTTAAGTGACTGTTTAGCTGCTGGAACAGCTTTGAACGCCTTTGACCTACGTGCTTGGTCGGCTTGTGATAATGGTTTATCATCCACTTCTATTGCTCTAGCTTGACCCCCAGCACCAAACACCTTTGCAAAAGGAGAAGGTTCTCCCCGTGCTGCGAAGGCACGTTCTAAAGTATTTTGGGTACTTAGTAATTCTACAAAAGTAGTCTCTTTTCCCACCTCATTAAGTTTTATCAGAAAATCTTCATCAGCAAGGCTTGACCACTTGTCGTCCATACTACGACCTGCAGCTTCGATGTAGCTTCTCATCTTATCTCCAGCTTTACCTCTTATATCAAGAGCTTCGCCAATCGTAATATCTTTAGTTATTTCTGCCATCTAGTATCCAAATGTAGCATCAAAGGGTTGGAATGCTTGGTCTTTTATGCCTTGCAAAGTTTTGTGTATCGATGTATAACCGTTCGTACGAGTCATAACCATATATCGTAGAGCATCGTATGCGTGGTCTTCAGCTTTTGTATCAACGTCTTCACTATTGGTTTTGGACAGCGGAATGCCTGACATCTGTGCGACGGTGTGTTTACAGGTGGAGAAGATGCGTAAACGTGGTTCTTTGGTATAAGGGTCGTCCGCTAGTCTTCTGTGTAATTCCATTTTTCCTTGCAGTCTGTTTCTGTCTGATGGTGTCCATCTAACACCAGCACGCATCATAGTTTCTGCAATCGAAGGCCCGAAGCCTGTCTTGTTCCAGCAGGAAGAGTCTAGTACATTATAGTGGGGTAGAGGGTCTAATTCCTCCATCTCTAGTATTTTATCGGCTAGCTGTTCTGCTGTCAAGTGTTTGGCGTACAACTCCCTGTAAACCCAAATATTATTATCCCAATCAATAGCACCCCACAGAACACAAGAAGGGGACGCATAACCGTAGTCTGCTGCTCGTATGCGAGGCCAGTTAGTGGGTAAATCAAAATGTTCGACAACATGCCTGCTCCTTGAGAACTCTGGGAATGCCGCACCCTCTGCAACATCCCAGTCACCTTCTAATAAGCGACGACGCTCAACGTCGGGTAGAGAACGGAGCATCGCCTCATATTGCCCGTCAGCCATTAGGTACGGATTGTCCGTGAGACGGGCAGGTACGAATTTACGATAGAACAGAGGCTTACCTTCCTTCTCGTGACCCTTAGGCCATAGGAAGGGTTTACCTGTTTCTAAATCTGAAGCTGGGAACGGTTTGTTGTGTTCCGCTATATCTATGTACATCTTCTTGACCCACCAGCCACCAACTCCCCCCGGGTTTGCTGTGCAACGCATACAGAGGTTTCTCTGTAGCTCTTGGTCTGTACTACGAAGACGTGACCTGAGATAATCCCACACGTAGCTTGTTGGGTACTGGGTTATCTCGTCTATGCCTATCCAGTTGAAAGCCTGTCCTTGGAAACGTGTTACGTCCTTATCTCTGTCGAGATAGGTGAACCACATGGTTGCACCTGACGGGAAGACCCACGTTGACTTCGACTCTCGAAAGGTCGCTCCGGGGAACGCCTTGGGATATAGTTGTTTCGCTTTATCTATAAGTTCTGTTAGTTCATCCAGTGTACGACGAAGTAGTAAGCCCCTATGGTTAGGATTGTGGCAATACCTGAGAGGGTCAGCCAGTAGAGCGAAGCTCTTGCCGCCCCCTGCCGCTCCACCGTAAAGAACGTCCTGCTCTGGCGCAGATAAGAACTCTTCCTGAGGGCCTTCGTTCGGCTTGAATATAACGGGTGCATCATCGATTATCTCTTTCACAGTAGAGGGTAGGTTAGATACGTCGTCCATATCTATAACACGCGTACTCTTCTGGTTCAAGGCTGATTCTACTTTCTTCGCACTCTTCTTCAGGACGCGTGCGTAGTCAGCCTTCTGCTGTGATTTCTTCTGTAACTTCTCTTTTGCACGCTCTGCCTTGCGAACGCGTGCCTGTAGAGCGCGTCTTGCCCGTTCCTTACGAGATAGATTGTACACCGCCTTAGGAGCGTTGGGGTCTTTTTTGGGTCTACCCCGTGGCTTCTTAGGCATTTCGTCTGGCCATTCAGCCATCTATTACCACTTCTTTCTTTGGTGGTAGTAAGACTACCCCGTGAATTGCCTGAACGTTGTGGTTCATTGTCTCTTGTTTACCAAGACCAACCCTATTTAGTATCGATTCTGCAGCACGTAGACGTAAATCGTCCCCTCGCTCGACCACTGGGGTGTCTACAAGCTCTACCATCCTGTTTGCAGCACGCAAACTATGTCCTGCTAGCAAAGATTTGGTTCGTTCGACTATTTCTTCTGCTAATTTATCGCGTAACCACGATACTGAGCCTACAGAATAGCCTGCAACCTCTGCAGCTTTGTTGAAATTGCCGTTATTCTCGAACAAAGCAGTCAGGAATGTCTCCTGTTTCTCAGATAACTGCTTTTTAGGAGCTTGTTGTACTAAATTCATGGGTTATTCCTAGTTATTTGATGCTGGGAAGCGTACCGAAGACCTAAATGGAAAGGAAATTATCGCTATGTGTGGGGTCGTTCGCTGTTTTGCAAGCCCCAGCACTCTTTATTATGGGGTTGGTACAGATTATTGTCAATAAAAAATTTGACACCCTGCATTTTTTAGTTGACAGGATGTAAATCTGACCCTATCATGGCAGTACACCTGCCGGGGGAAACCCCATAGGGTATACTCCCTACACGTTCGTCGGGAATACCATACAGGAAACTCCAAAATATAAAAAAATATGTCGACATTGCTACGCAAATGCACCCGCCCCCCGGTGTCCCATGCGTGCGCCCACAAGGTAAATTTATTTGTTTTACCTCATTGATGTGGCACTATCCTGACTATTGACCGCACCCCCAACATAAAGCCCAACTGCAACCCTCGAAGGTATACGCACCCGCCCGCGCCCGTGTGCGCGTTTTGTCATTTGTCATTAAGCTGTATCGATAACCCGCAAGGGAAGAGATAGAGAAGAAAAAGCGTAGCAATAACCCGAACACTACACCCGCCAATAAACCAACAAGAACAAGCCTTTGATTATTATTCTGGCATTTAGGCAAACAAAAACCCCCAGACCATATGGAGGAAGTCTGGAGGCTTTCGCGGGAGGAAACCCAAGTCAACATAGGAGAATTTTAGTTTATACTTTTTCCCCGTTGATATCAACCTTAAAATAAGGAATATCCGCAAGCGTTTTTATCTGCTTATTATAAGTATATTCCTCAATGCCAAAAGTCTTGAGCATTTCTTGCAAGGTATTCATCTGGGAATTAATATGCTTTACAGTTTTAGCAACAAGCACCAACTGCTCATGTGGGATAACTGCAAAGTTCTCAGACTCTTTTTCATTAGTGATATTATAAGTAATATTATTTTTATGCATTTTCTTTCCTCTCGTTGAGTTTGTAAATTGTGCGGTAACTTCTGCCCGCCTGATTGATATCCTTTGTTATAATATCATAATTTAAATTACGCAAGACTTTTATAGATTCGCTAACAGTCCCGCGCTTACGTCCAATACTTCCCGCTATAGTCGGAATCGCTACAAAGTGACCGCGAGATATTTCACGCAATACAGCCTTATCAGTTGGATTGAGTTTATCGCGATACTTTCCGACTGTCTTAACTTCAACGGGTTTTCTATTTAGTTTGTCCTTGTCTTCATCTGGTATGGAATCCCCGAACACGTTCGCAAGGAATTTTTTTGTTGTCTCGTGTTCGTGTTGGTCGTTCTTCATTACCTGTTCAAGACGTCCAGACATTACGTTGACAGCACCCCAGAGAGTTCGGCAAGCGTCCTTAACTTCAATAAGTGATTGCCCGTACAATTTATAATCGCGAATTGATGGGATATCTTCTTCAGTAGGGATTAAATTATTAGGATATTTTTTATTCATCGTTTAAGTTCCTTTTCTAGTTAATGAATATTGCATAAATAATAAGACAAAGTAGAACAACAGTCATTGTTCTATAAATAATATATAAACCTTCCAATTAAGCCACCTCGCATAAGGTTTGCCAGTCTGGTGACGTTATCACGTCCCGCACTTCATCTTGACGTTTACGTCTGATGTCGTGTTGTTTCTGGTTTTCCTTACCTCTCGCCTCTATTGTATGTGTTGACCAGTGAGTGAGCGCATTATATCCCGCCCAGACAGTTTCACCCAGTTCCTTTGATTCCTCAAAAAACTGCTCCAGTAAATACTCCAGTAATTTTTCATTTACTGGTCTGGATTCTGGTCTAACATAATCTGCGCTTTTCTTCTCAGGTTTTTTACAGAGCGTATTACGTAGAATATGAGCAAAGCTCTCAACATCAAGAAGTGTTCGCGCCCAGTTATTCATCAAGTCGCGTTGAGCGTCGAACATCTCCAGACTAAGCACACTCTTTCCAATCATCGCGGGAACGTCTAAGCCTCTAGTATGTTTCCGTTTCTGGTGATATGCCTTCTGCCCGCCAAATACAAGCGAGTTTCGGCATAAGTCACGATAAGCACCAGAGAATATTTGAAAAGCCCAAGACATATCTATGCTATTATAAATGTCAATTCTTGGAACAACAGCATCGTCAATAGAACGCGAATTGATGTCATGTTTTAGGTCGGTAAAGTACACAGTACGGTGCGCTTTTTTACCGTCCTCGAAAAGCCTGTCGACTACCTCGACGCGCCTGTCGTCGAAGTTACTATCCTCGATTTGTTTAGCTTGTTCGTCGAACGCACTCTGATGTGATACCAGATTATAAGTTCTGGCAATCGGTCGCATATTTAGAACGCGTCCAATAGCTACATTAAACACCGCAGAGTAATCTGTTAAACTTTCCATCGTGTCAAATGTTGGCTCATTTGCAAAGACTGGTATTCTTTCAAATTGGGCATATGCCTTATAGAGTGACATGTCGCGTAAATCATTATGTTTGTATGACATACCACCACGAATAACATTAAACCCGTTACTGCTGTTTTCTACTATATCTAACATTTTGTATCCTTTCCTATGTTAGTTTAAATGTCGTGAAGTCTTTTCCACGTTAGCCAAGTTATAGCTTGCATCTCGTAAGCTCTCAAGCTCTTTTTTCGGTATGTGGTAATCGCGCCCGCGTTCCTATACGCGTCCTGAATCTCTACATACTTTGTTTTGTTGATGTAATTACTTGGACTGGTGAGCGGGAAACGTCGTCCTTCATAGATGCCCAGAGCGTGACCATCGACGCAACACGTATCATATCCCAGAATACACTGAAAAAACGATTTTATTTTTTGCCCGTTGAGTATCTTTTCTATTTCAGAGTCAAGGACGTGTGTTGTCCCGTCATCATCAACAAAAGTTGCGTTGAGTATTTGCCATGCCTTCTCTTTCATCGCGTTATAAGTAGACACTGGAAAACTGGTTATCTCGTCACCGTCTATAAAAGCCTCACACATTACGTGTGCATTCTCAATGTTACGTTCCCATTTGTTATTAGGTGACAGTGCCGACACAACACCCACCACGACATTGACAGGTAAGCCGAACAAGTTCGCGATGCGTTCGCAATCCGAATAAGCGTTCGCGTACCATGTCACACCGTACCGACGTTCTGCGGGTGTTGATAGATTATATATTTTTAAGATGTTTTTTCCTGACATACTTAATGTCTCCTTTCGCTAGCTAGTAAAAGATAGCGTTAGGTTTTTGTCAAGTTCTTTATTATGTGCGCGATAACGTCAACAGTGAAACCGTTACCCAACATTTTATAGCGTTGAGTATTAGAAACGTGATTGGTGTAATTATCAGGAACAGTCTGCAAGCGTTCGCACTCTAGCGGTGTAAGCTTGCGCCAACGTAACGCGTCTAGGCTTACTGCAACGTTGTCTTTCTGGACTGTCGTTAGTGCGTTTGTCTTCTCGTCAAGTCTTACTTCGAGTCGTTGTTTTGTCAGTCCCTTTGTCTCTTGTTTGTGGTCTTGTCTCACACCGTCAATAACGTAGCGTCCTCGCCATGCACCACAGAGTATCTTGGGTTCACGGTTGCCACCTTGCATTGTTGTTAGCGTGGGCGATTTGCCATCGATGTGGTAAACACGTTTGAGTATGTCATGTCCGTTTAAGTCTGCGTCGCCAACGTGACACAAACCGTCATCACTAAATACAAGTTGCCGTCTGTGTTTCTGGAAGTACGACTTGAGGTTGCCACCCTTCCAATAGTTCGCGTCGAGACAGTGTGCTTTGTCTCTATCTACAAATCCATCCTCTATGATATCGCGAAGAACTAACCCCTTGTCGTCAGGTTTTGTCACGTCTGGTATGTTCGTCCAGTACAGACGTTTGCGACACTGAGGCGACACAAGAGAGCTATTTATTTCTATTGGCTTTACTCCAAGTGCGTCAGATATTATGTCCTGATACTGTTGTTTCATCTTGACATTCTCAAGTAGAAAATAAGTAGGCTTTAGCTCTTTGAGTAATCTCACATATTCCCAAAACAACTTACTGCGTGGGTCGTCAAAGTTTAGTTGCTTACCCGCAAAGCTAAACCCTTGGCATGGTGAACCCCCAACAAGTAAATCAATCTTCTCGTGATTTTCCCAATTCTTTGGCATACCATAATTATCAACCTTAACACGCAACAAACCATTATGTATTTCAATCTCTTGAACATCACCTAAATGTACAATTTCAGGATAATTTGCTTTTGCTACCTTGATAGGGTATGGGTCTATCTCACTTGCGTAGTATTTTGTCACAGGAATACCCGCTCTATCAAGAGCGATACGAAAACAACCCATACCATCAAACAGACTAAGAACTCGCATTACCATCTCCTTCTTCCATTAAGAGTACATTACTTTTATATTCTGATATGAACATAAAACCACCACCATTGCCTTCTTCATCCTTAGACACTTCTACACGCAAGGTTGGGTGTCCCGCTTTGTGTAGCACGAAACTAGCAAACCCATCCTCACCTACACCGTCAGTGTCTTTCATACCGTCGAACGTAGATATAGTATATCCCTCAAGTTGTCCATAGTATTCTCGAAACCACTTCTCTCGCTTTTCCATGATGTCTTCTATATGATTAGTCATAATCTTATTCTCCTTTCCTTGGGTCGAAAGTGAGTGTAATTTTACCGTACATGTCTGCGTTGTATTTATAGATAAACGGAGACTTATGTATCCACTTGAACAACTTATCTATCTTGCTAGTATCGTAATATGTTCTAGGTGTAGGACTATAACCAGACTGTTCTCCATCTATGCTATGCCACCTATCCTTTGCTACAAGAATAGCTATCTCATCCTGTATCTCCTCAGACACTCTAGGGAATGCGTCCCCTACTTCTTCTAATGCGTCCTCGTACAAACGCTCTTTCAACTCATCGTTTATTAGATGACTCATGGTAGCACTCTCCTGTTATTGAACTCCTCATCATTGGTAAGAGTATCGTCAGTAACCCTATCCCAACACTCTACAACATCACTAGTCTCTATCCAGACTTTAGCACCACATGATAGTGGCTTATCTGGGCTATAGACTACTTCAGTCAAACCATCTACTACTACTCTATCGCAGTAGATATTCTGCTTACCCGCCTTGACTGTAATAACAGGGTCGCGTTCATCATTCTTCTTGTTCGAGCGAATGACGTGTTGATTAACATGTATTCTTTTAATCATGTCGTTCTCCTTTCATACAATAACATATACAGATAACAAGTATGCCTGTCAAACAAAAAAGGGGCTATCCGAAGATAACCCCCTTTAAGGAAAGGAAACAACCATATCAAGATACGCGAGAAACCTCATATGGTATTCCTAACAATACTACCTTATCATGGTTGGTGTCAAGCCAGTTTTTTGCCTTGCGTCTAGAATTTGTCACATGGATTGTAATCCACGCTCGAAGGTCGACTGCCGTTCCGTCCTTGACACGTTCCTTGTTTGTCAGTCCCGCCCTGACTGTTGATATCTTTGCCACGACTTCCCATTGCTTGTCGTAGGCTCTTTGTCTCACTTCGGTCTTAGTTTCACGTTTTGTCATTTGTCTTCCTCATACACATCTATGTAAGCGTCGATTGACTCCCGTATAAGGTCAGCAACACTTACCTGTTCTATGCTAGTCTTCTGAAATTCAGCAGCCATGTGGGATAGTTTGTCCCACTGGTCTTGTGTCATGAGTAGGTTGTATGACTTGGTGTCTTCTTCTATTTTGTTTGGTCTTGGCATGATTGTCCTCGT